GAAACTATGAAAATTTTGGATCTATGCCACAAGATTGAAAAAGAACAACAAGACGAAGATACCGAAATGATGTGTCGTTTGATCAAGATCCGCGAAAGTCTTTGGACTTAATGCACCCGTATAATATATTACTAATAGGTGATAGTTGTGTAGACCGTTATGTCTACGGCAGTGTCAAGCGTATTAGCCCTGAAGCACCTATTCCCATACTAGCCATAGAACGGGAGGAAAGTAAACCTGGTATGACTCTAAACGTGGAGGCCAACCTAAAAAGTTTGGGATGTACTGTAGAAGTTATTACCAATACTCAAACTATTACTAAAACAAGATTTATTGATAGTAGAGGTTATCAATTACTAAGAACAGATGATGAACCCGAATTAGATCCTTGGGATATGGACTTACCTAAGATTAATAATATTGATGCAGTTGTAATCAGTGATTATAATAAAGGGTTTATGAGTTATAATGCTATCGAGCATATAATAAAATCATTCAAAGGACCTGTCTTTATTGATACTAAAAAACAAGATTTGGCTAGATTTGAGGGTGCCTATGTAAAAGTCAATAGAGATGAATGTCATTTAGCCAAATCCTATAATTCAAACTTAATAGTAACTTTAGGTAAAGACGGAGCTGGCTATAAGGGTAAGATATTCCCTACTCAAAATATTGAACTAACAGATGTATGTGGGGCAGGGGATACTTTTTTGGCTTCGCTATGCTACCAATTTTTGAAAGTAAATGATATTGAAAAAGCAATAAAATTTGCCAATATAGCCGCTAGTATTACTGTTCAACATTTGGGCAACTATGCCCCTAACCTAAACGAAATACTTGACAACTACCACGAGTGACTATATAATACTAGTATTGCTTAACACAATAGGAGTAACATATGGCCCGTAGTAAAATTGCTAAAAAATTGGCTAGTGCAGCCCCCAAGAAAGATAGTGCTCCAGTTTGGGATGGTCACGAAACTTGGACCACTGATGAATTTAGTCGTCGTTTCCGTGAGGCAATGCAATACTACAACCTTACCTACTCCAGTAAGGATCTTAAACCAGCAGTAGTAAAATGGATGTCAGATAATGGCTATACCAAAAAACAAGTACAAGCCTTCAAGGAAACTAAAGATTGGCGTTGCCTTATTACCATGGGTGCTCTTGCCAGTTGTCTTACTCGCGGTATGCCATCTGTTAGGGAAGACTTTAATAGCGGGCGTGGATCGGATACTTGGCTTCGACAAGCCATAGACAAGGTTATGATTGAGGGCAAATACGACGCACCCCAAAAAGCGGAAAAGGTACAAGGTCCTGTGATCAGTATCCAAGATCGTGTGCGTGATGCTAGTATGGCCATGACCGCAGAGATTGAAGATGCTATTGAATTGTGGCACACTGACCCTAACAGTTTTGACCCCAAGGCTTTTAAGATTAGTAGTATTCTACGGGGCAAGCAGGCCAAACCAGCTCATGCTCGTCACATCAAGGACTTTTATGGTCGGTGGTTAGAGGAACTAACTGAACTGGCCAGTGGTAAAGCGGATGCGGATCTACGTGAAGCGCACAGTCATCTTGCTCGTAAAAATGTCAAAAAGATTATTGAGTTCTTACAAGAGATTCAAAATGCCTGTACTATGCTTAACCAAGAAGCCAAAGTCACCCGTAAAGTACGCAAGCCTAAGACAGTTAGCAAGGAAAAATTAGTTGCCAAAATCAAGTACAAAAAGACTGATGAGGCGCTGAGACTAGTTAGTATTGATCCTGCGGAGATTATTGGTAGCAAGGAGCTATGGATCTACAATACTAAGACCCGTAAGTTGGGCAAGTATGTGGCCGCAGAGTTTGCAGACTTGGGTATTAAAGGTACCACTATTACTGGATTCAACGAGGATCTTAGTGTACAAAAGACCATACGCAAACCCGAGGACAAACTAAAAGAGTTCAAGAGTGCGGGTAAGGTAGCTCTACGCAAGTTCTTAGACGAAATCAATGCTACAGATACCAAGATGAATGGTCGTATTAATGAGGATACAGTACTATTAAAAGTAGCATAGATTGACTGGGGTTTTGACAATGTCTTTTGATAAATATCAAAACCCCAGGAAATCTTATGAATCAACTACTCAGCATTGTCGACGATAGTCTAGTAATTAAAAAACTCAGTGTTCAAACACTAGAAGGCCCTGTTCAGGCCACAGATAACTTTAGTGTAAAAGGTAGTCTCTCAGTTGATAGAGATATTAGAACTAGTAAGAACCTCGAGGTTAAAGGTATGCTTACTGTTGACACACTGAAAGTCAAAAATCTTATTGCCGAAGACCAATCAAATACGGGTGCGGATTCTGCTAAAGATTATACATTCCGTGCTAGAAATGAAGCACAGCTACAAGATAAGGGCTTAACTTTTGTAGATGAAAATGGAGCTAAACAATTTGTCTACAGACAAGGCAATAGAATGTATAGTAGTATGAATATAGATTTGGAAAACAATAACTCGTTCCAAATTAATAAAATACCAGTTTTGAGCCAAACTACATTAGGTCCCAGTGTAACAAACAGTAACTTGAGAAAAATTGGCAAGCTAAATGAACTTACCGTAAATGGCCCTGTAGTTTTTGATGATTGGGTATTCTTTAACAATAACTTAAATAGGTTTGGCATTAACACAGAAAGTCCAAACGGCACAGTTGGCATAGCTTTAGAAAATGCTGCTGAATTCACTATAGATGATAGAGATAATGCAGTTGCCATAGGTACATTAACCAGTAATGACCTTAATATATTAACTGATAATGTTTCAAGAATCAGTATTAAGAACACAGGCGACATACATATAGGCAGTGAAAAATTTAAAAATGCTAGAGTTAAGATTAATGGTATTTTAGAAGTAGATCAGTTAATTACTAGCGGTCAAGATAATGCACTTCTTCCTATAATTTTTTCTACTAATGATATAAGCACTATAAACGGAACTGGATTTTTATGGAAGCACGGTAGTAAAAATAGGCAATTTACCTATGCCCTAAACCCAGATAGAATATATACCAGTGAAATAATAGATTTGAAAAATGGTAAATGGTACAGTATTGACCAATCTATGGTGTTAAGTAGAACAACATTGGGTAATAGTGTAACAGAAAGTAACTTAGAAAAACTAGGCCAACTTCGTGAATTGAATGTTTCAGGCCCTAGTCATTTAGAAGATATTAGTGCAAATAGTTTATCAACTGCCAATATTAAAACAGATAGCAATCTTAAAATTACAGTAGGAAATATAGATGAGATTACGATTGAGGATATGGGAAGTATAGTCCTTGGTCACAATGAAAATACACAGCGAGAAATAATACTAAATGGGCAAGTCAATATTAAAGGTGCATTAAGCATCAATAGTAAACAAATCATTTATAGTAATTCTAAACCTAATACTGGCACTTTTAAAAATGGAGATATCTGTTTTAATGATGAGCCAAGTATAGGAAATTATGTTGGTTGGGTCTGTGTTCAATCAGGTACTCCTGGTCGTTGGGCTCCTTTTGGTAATATTATTAATGATAGAACCTAAATAATTCTTGACAGCATAAAAAAATAATATATAATTACAGTTAGAGGACTAAGACGTTCATCCCTCTTTAAATACTCTGCATGTCATCACACTTACTCAAGGGAGGAGGCAAGAGATGGCAAAATATATTTCAACTAAGACTTACAATCAAATTGGTCCTGTAGCATATCGTCAGTGGCGTGCTGATAGTCATTGTAGATTAATACACGGATACGCACTAAGTTTTCATTTTGAATTCGAATGCGATACACTAGATGCTCGTAACTGGTGTATGGACTTTGGTGGACTTAAGGACTTAAAATTTAAACTGGAAGATTGGTTTGATCATACTCTGTTAGTAGCAGAAGATGATCCCCAAAAGGAAACCCTAATAGATCTAGGCAAGAAAGGTTTGGCCAAGATCACAATGGTAGAGAAAACAGGCTGCGAAGGTATTGCAGACTTTTTATACGAGTATGTTAACACTATCTACTTACCAGCATTTGGCAAGGGCGAGGCTGAGCGTGTATGGTGCTGTAAGGTAGAGGTACGTGAAACAAACAGTAATATGGCTATGCGTGTAGGACACCGGAGTGATCTTGAATTTGTATAGAAGGATCTGATGCTCAATGTTATTTGTGTAAAACACGGAACAAAGTATAACCAAGTCCACGTAAATAAGTTGTACAATATGGTCAGTAGACATCTGACCATACCCTTTCGTTTTACCTGCTTTACTGAAAACCCAATAGATCTAAACCCAAACATTGATATCATTAAGTTACCATATAACAATAGTATATTAGGATGGTGGTGGAAAACCTATATCTTTTCTAAAGAGCATTTTAATAATTCTGATACTAATTTGTATTTTGATTTAGATATGGTCATAGTAAAAAACATAGATAAATTAATCACCTACAAACAAAGTAAGTTTATAGGATTGGAGGACGTTGGAAGGGTATTCGGTAATAAAGGTAAACTCGGCAGTGCAGTTATGCGTTGGCAAGGTCACATGTATTCAAATATTTGGGATACATTTATTTCTAATCCTGAGATAGCTAAAAAATATCCTACGGGTGATCAGGCTTATATTTGGGACTTGCAAAAATCTAACATAGAATTTTTTCCTACTAAATGGATAATGAGTTATAAATGGGAAGTTCGTAGTACAAAAGAACTAACTAGAGTGAACAAGAAATGGATATTTTCAAACACGAGAAATCCTGAAATAGATACTGAAACATCAGTACTAGCTTTTCATGGAACTCCAAGTTTGGAAGATGTACAAGATAAAATAATAGTGGAGAATTGGCAGTGAAAAAAATATTAGTAACAGGTGGTGCAGGCTTTTTAGGCAGTTGGTTATGTGATCGTCTAATCAAAGAAGGTAATCATGTCTTATGTGTAGACAATTACTTTACAGGCAGTAAACGTAATATAGACTACATGATATCTAATCCATATTTTGAAGTTATTAGACAGGATATTTGTCAACCCTTACATGTAGAAGTAGATGAGATATATAACCTAGCCTGTCCAGCAAGCCCTAAGTATTACCAACAAGATCCTATTCAAACAATGAAGACTAGCATATTAGGCACTTTCAATATGCTTGGATTAGCCAAACGCACGGGTGCGAAAATCCTACATACTAGCACTAGTGAAATATATGGTGACCCAAAAGAACATCCACAAAATGAAGAATACTGGGGTAATGTTAATCCAATTGGTATACGTGCCTGTTATGATGAAGGTAAACGTGCTGCGGAAACGCTGTGTTTTGATTATTATAGACAACACAATGTTGATGTAAAAGTGGTTAGAATATTCAATACATATGGTCCACGTATGGCCAAGGATGATGGTAGAGTGGTCAGTAACTTTATTGTACAGGCATTGAGTGGTGAACCTATTACCATATATGGTGATGGTAGTCAAACACGTAGTTTCTGCTATGTAGATGATATGATCAATGGATTAACCAGTATGATGGCCAGTAACATTACAGGGCCCGTTAATTTAGGTAATCCTAATGAATTTACGGTAAAAGAATTAGCCATGGAGATATTGCATTTAACACACAGTTCAAGTAAAATAGAATATGAAACACTGCCATCTGATGACCCTAAACAGCGTAGGCCAGACATTAGCCTAGCTAACAATGAATTGAATTGGCAACCAAACATTCAACTTAAAAAAGGTTTGGAACGAACTATAGAGTATTTTAAACATAGGATTTGAAATGATATTAGTAACTGGTGGTGCAGGTTTCATTGGCAGCAACTTTATTAGGCTCATGCTTAACAAATACACGGAAAATATTATCAATTTGGATGCACTTACTTATGCTGGAAATAAAAACAATTTGCCCAGCAATCATAAACATTTGTTCTTTAAAACAGATATAAGGAATTATGAACAGGTAGTTAATTATGTAAAACTACAACCAAGAGTTATTGTACACTTTGCCGCTGAAAGTCATGTTGATAACAGCATTGAGGGTCCAAGAGTATTTGTTGATACAAATGTAATAGGTACTTTTAATCTGTTGGAGGCAGTTAGACAGCACAGCCCAGATACATTGTTCATACACATAAGCACAGATGAAGTATTTGGTAGTTTAGGTTTTGATGATTCTGCTTTTACAGAGACTCATCCCTACAAACCAAATAGTCCTTACAGTGCCAGCAAAGCAGCCAGTGATCATTTGGTGCGTAGTTATCATGAAACATATGGATTGATGACTATAATAACTAACTGTAGCAATAATTATGGCCCTTACCAACATAAGGAAAAACTCATTCCCAAGGTCATAGAGCGTGCATTATTGAATCAACCTATACCTGTATATGGTGATGGTATGAATCGTAGGGATTGGATACATGTTCAAGACCATTGCTCTGCTATTGACTACTTAATTTCAAAAGGCACTCCTGGTGAAACTTATAACATAGGAACCATGTGTGAAGTTGCTAACATTGATATGGTCACACACATATGTAACAGATTAGATATGTTCGTACCGCAAGAGAAAAAATATGAAACTAATATTACCTTTGTTAAAGATAGATTAGGACACGATCTTAGATATGCTATTGATAATTCAAAACTAGTTAATTTAGGTTGGAAGCCCACTATTCAATTTAATCAAGGGTTAGATGAAGTAATTAAATTTTATATAGGACAATAAAATGATCACACTGATTGGCCACGGTTATGTTGGCGAAATTATAGCAAGAGAACTATTTAAGGCAGGACTACAGTATCATTGGATACATCATACTGATCTAATTCCATTGGACACTGACTTTATTATCAATGCTGCTGGATATACTGGATCACCAAATGTAGATGCCTGTGAGATATATCGTCAAGAATGTATTGATGGTAATGTAGTTTGGCCTTTGGCATTGGAACGTGCCAATCATCAAACACCAATTATTCACATTAGTAGTGGTTGTGTATATGGTGGATATCCAGAAGGTGGGTATACTGAAGATGATGAGCCAGACTTTACCTTCAAGACTGGTAGTTTTTACAGTGGCAGTAAGGCACTGGCTCAAACTGTACTAAGTCCATATATGGATAAGAGTTATTTGTTTAGGATTCGTATGCCTTTTGGTCGTTTACGTCATCCCAAAAACTTTTTAACCAAGATGGAAAAGTATCAAAAGTTGATTAGTTTTGAAAACAGTCTAACCCTAGTTGATGATGTTGGTCGTGCCTGTGTTCATTTTTACTTGACTAAACCGGCTACTGGCATTTATAATGTATGTAATCCAGGTAGCAGCAATGCTAGAGAGATTGCAGCAATGATGAAGTTAGAAAAAGAATGGTTCACCATTGAAGAATTTAAGGCAGCAACCACAGCACCACGCAGTAATTGTGTTCTTAGTACCAAGAAGTTAGAAAGTGTATTTGATATCAAACCCATCCAAGAAACCCTTTATGAAGTTATAGCAGACTACAAATGAAACGAATTGGCTTTGCCTGTAAGTGGATAGATTACCCTCATCAAGTAGATGGTATTCATCCTCGAGATGATTGTAAAAAATACAACACCGGGGCAACTACAGTGTCCTGGCTTAACCGTCAAACAAAGGATAAGGCAGTAGAAAAATTATGGTCACTAGTCAAACAAAATATACTAGCAGCACGAACATTAGTGGAAAAGGTAGGCACTCTTGATGGAGAACTTAGAATGGTTCGTTTATCAAGTGATCTCTTACCAGTATATACAGAGCCTACTTGGAGTTGGTTTTGGCGTGAGCCTGACGTTGTTAGCTATGCTGAAAAACACTTTGCCGAGGTTGGTAGCATTGCTAGGCAGCGTGATGTGCGTCTCAGCTTTCATCCAGGTCAATTCACAGTTTTGGCTTCAGCTGATGATGACATTGTTAACCGTAGCATAGAAGAATTTGAATATCACGCTGATATGGCTCGCTGGATGGGCTATGGACGTGAATTTCAAGACTTTAAAATTAATGTACACATTAGTGGTCGTCGTGGTCCAGACGGTGTGCTAGCAGCCTATAAACGCTTAAGCCTAGAAGCACGTAATTGTATCACTATCGAAAATGAGGAGATTAGTTATGGACTCGATGATTGCCTTCAACTTAGCAATGTTATTCCTATTGTTCTTGACATACATCATCATTGGATTCGTGAAGGAGAGTATATCCAAAGAGGAGATGATCGTGTTAAGAGGGTTATCGATAGTTGGCGCGGCCGGCGCCCTGTTTGCCATTATAGCGTTAGTCGCGAAAATATTCTAACAGAACACTGTGATAAGACTAAGCCAGACCTAGCACAGTTACTAGAGTCTGGTCATAAAAGGCAAAAATTACGGGCACATAGTGATTTTATGTGGAACACTGCCGTAAATGATTGGGCCTACACTCACTGGCAGTGGGCCGATCTTATGGTAGAGAGTAAAGCTAAAAACTTGGCTAGTTTTAAACTACACCAGCACTTTAAACAGCTTTAGGCTTTCTTGTTCTTTTAGGTGCAGCAGCCTCTACTTTAGGGGCTGTCTTTTTGACTGCTTTTTTTACAGGTGCTTTCTCTGCTACTACCTTAGGCTTAGGTGTTCTTTTAGCCTTAGGTTTGGCTTCAACTTCTGGCTTATCACTTGTTGGAAAAGCAAAAATATTATCTGCTACTGGGGCTGGTACAGACTTAACTTCTTCTTTAGCTGCTGCTTTTTCTTGTTCTGTAGGGAAGCCAAAAATTTCTTTAAGTTTCTTTAACATCTTAATCTCCTTGAATGGATATAGTAGTATATATCTATTTTATAATTTGCTAATATCTTCTAGGCTACTAGCCTTCATATCCCATATTTGTGTTTTCTGCATACGTTTTTTCTGTGCAAATCGTTTACTGTCACAACGATTACATACATGAAAATAATTATTGTTTAACCGTTTTGGGTCCATTGATCCACGAACTCTAGTAAAAACTTCATTACAATTATCACACCGTAATACCACAATAGCACGTTTTTTTACGTATTCGTGAATCCTACCTGTTTTACTAGGCCTACTATAAGTATTATTCTCATATATGATCTTAATAAACATACATTATTTACTTGCATTAAGATTATAAAAACCTTTTGATAAATAAAATTATGATAAACATTAGCGATTCAGCACGTATTAAAATAGAACAACTTCTATTAGAGGAAAACAATCCTAACCTGTTCTTAAGAACATTTGTACAAGGTGGTGGTTGCAGTGGGTTTAGCTATGGCTTTACTTTTGATGAAGATCAATCAGATGATGATTTTGAATTTCCCATAGGATCAACTAGAGTACTTGTTGATGCAATGAGTATGCAATATCTAAATGGTGCTGAAATAGACTATAAAGAAAGTCTAGAAGGTGAGTCATTTGTTATTCGTAATCCTAATGCACAAACTACCTGTGGTTGTGGATCAAGCTTTAATGTCAGTGATGACTTTTATGATGGCATAGACTATAATGGCTAGAAGAGAAATTGATATCGGTATTGTTGGCAACGATGGTACTGGTGATAGTATTCGTGAAGCTTTTAGGAAAGTTAATGATAACTTTAAAGAAATGTATGCGGTCTTTGGCCAAGGTGGCAATATAAAGCTTCAAGACTTAGACAATGTAGTAATAGAAGGCCGTGCTATATTTACTGGTATCACTACTGCTAGTGGATTGATGTTAGCCACAATCACTCCTAATGACGGAAGTGCATCATTTACTAGGCAAGTCAATGCCACTGATAATGTAACTAATCAAATAACTTGTGATAGCACAATTAATTTTAGTGTAAATGATAAAATTGTTTTTACTGGCAGTGTATTCGGTAATGTTGATAGTGGAGACACTTACTATATTAATAGTGTAATTGACACTAACAATTTTACAATATCATTAACTCAAGATGGTTTAGGTATCAATAGAGTATTAACATCTGATAATACTGGACAAACTGTTAGACCTAGAGTAATGGTAAGTGGTCCTGGTATTGCTATTGATATGGCTGAACAGGATAAAATTACTATTAGTAATATTGGTGGTACACTGTCTGCTGATGGCACTCCTACTCTACAAGTACCACTTAATGCTGGTGGTAATATTATAGCTAACTTAGGAGCACCTACACAGGCCAAGGTTGATAGTTTTAATAGTTTATATGGTAATGCTGAAAATGGCGGTGTTTTTATTACTTTAAACGATGTGGCTATAACTAAAGGCTACGGTGATAAAAACTATATTAGAAAAACTGGTGGTGGTGCTAGTGGACAAATTAGAGCTAGAAGTGAACCTCTAAACAAAAACGAATATACTATAACAATAGATGAATACAGTAATACAGGAAATATTGTTGTAGAGAATCATGGTTATGATAGTGGCATAGATGGTGCTGCATATACATATACATCATCTACCGTAGATGCTACTGGTTTAAAAACTTTAATCTACACTACAGATTCTACATTTCAAGCAGGTAAAAGTTATAAAATATTAAATATTGGTACCACTAATTTTACACTATTGGGAGCTAAATCTAATAGTGTAGGCGAAGTTTTTGTTGCTACTACATCCACAGGAGCAGGTACTGGCCAAGTCAAACCTGTATACTTTTTAAGATTTGTAGATGAAGATAGCTTTAGCGTACACTATACTTCAGATGATGCTAATGATAATAAAAATAAAATATTAATAACAGCCATTGATCCAGATGCTGTAGAAACTTTGACAGACGCTTACTTACTAGATTATTTACAAGGTAATTGGGTAAGTACTGAGGTATTGCCTAGAATAAGTGTAGTACGCCGTCAAGGTGATGATATGACGGGTCCGCTTACTTTACACGATCACCCAGATCCTTTTGAAGGAATTGGTACACCAAATGGGCCAAATGATTTACAAGCAGCAACCAAATATTATGTAGATAATAGTAGCTTTGCTAGTAAGCTTAATCTATATGTTACTACTAATGGTAGTGATTTGCAAAGTAATACCCCACCAGGTAAAGAAGGTAGAAGTTGGGCATATGCTTTTGCTAGTATAGGTAAAGCCTGTGAACGTGCAGAGTACTTAATGAGTATAGCAGAAGTTGAAACAGGTCCTTATAGACAACTTATTGCATATAATAATGGAGCAAGTTTAAGCGTAGTGAGTTCATATATACCAGCAAGTCCTGGATCTTTAGCCACTATTAAGTTTACTAATAATGCAGGCGACGAGGTAGATCAAGGTGCATCAAATGATATCAGCCCTGGTAAATTATTAGTGGGAAGATTAAGTGGTGCTAAAGGTATTGTTACTCAATATTATGGAGATGATGGCACTGGACAAGGCTTGGATTATCTTGAACTTAAAGATGTAGCAGGCACATACATTCCTGGTGAAAATTTAGAATTTGGTAACAGAGTTCGTAACTTACATATTACTATTCACGTGGAAAGTGGAGTATACGAAGAAGATTATCCAATCAAACTACCACCTAATACTGCTATAGTTGGTGATGAATTTAGAAGAGTATTAGTAAGACCACGAGATCGTATCAGTCAAAGCCCATGGGTAGATACTTGGTTCTTTAGAAATACACAATTTGATGGATTAAGTATTGTTAATTTTAATAATCCTGAACCAAAAGTACACTTTGTAGACACTAATCTACAAGGATGGTTTAGTCATCATTATTACAAGAAACCTGGACTTCCATTAAATCCAGGACCTAAATATGATAATCTCGGTAACTATACACAAGCTGCCAATTTAATATCTAACAAGAAACAAGAAATCCAAGATGCTGTAGTTTTTCAAATTAATACTTTATTAGGTGCAGGTAACGCTTTAAATTCTATTAATGAAGCAAAAAGTAAAAGAGATACTGGATTTATCATTGATGCTATTGTATCCGATTTGATAGAAGGTGGCAATGAAAAAATTGTAAACCTACAGGAAGTCTTTAGTCAAGTAACTACATTAAGTACAATATGTAAACAAGGTATTTTATATATAGCTACTTATATTAACACAAACATAATAAGCACTAGACCCACGGCAGAAAAAACTCTTATAACAAATATGATCAATAGATTATATTTTGGATTTAATTCAGCATATAATACTCCAAAAAATAATAAAGATATGGATGTATTCTTATGTAACGATGCTACTATTGTAAGACAAATTACTTGTCAAGGTCATGGCGGATTTATGATGGTACTTGACCCTGCTGGCCAAATATTAACAAAGAGCCCATATTGTCAACAAAGTGGTAGTTTTAGCGGCAGTTTGAACAAACATGCCTTTAGAGGTGGGCAATATATAGATGGTTTTTGTGGCAACTTAAAACCAACAGTAGTTGAAAAGCTTAGTGATTATAGATTAAAGATTACTGATATTCCACGTGAACCTGAAATGCCTACTTCATTTTTTATAAATGGAGAACGATTTAAAGTTAATAGTTGGTTACCTAGTAATACTGCTAAAGTAAATGCAGGTGAGATTATGCGTTTGAATAAAAATTTTGTTCAAGCACAAACAATAAGCTACCTTAATACCTTAAACGTAAAATATAGCTTAAGTGAATTTACCATATATATTAATAGAATTATAGAAGCTTTAATATTTGATACTACCTATGTAGGAAATATTAAAACTACTATGGCAGCAAGAAAGCTTTTCAAATTAGACGATTTAAGCCTAAGAATAGCACCTAATCAAAAAATACTTTTACTATCTTTAATTAACTATATTAAAAGTAGCTACATTACTATATTGGCCAATGATGTTGACGCAACGGTAACAACTAATTAAGATATATTTGATCAAGTTATAGAACCTTCATTAAGTGTAGAAACTAATGACGCAAGAACTATTGTTACTAATCTAATGGATAATTTATATGATATAGTCGATGATGGCATAGAAGTTGCTGATGATTTAGATTATCCAGAATTTATACTACAATTAGAAGCTAACTCACTATTTGCCAGTATTAACCCTAGCACTATTACGCTAATAACCCCTGGTAATACCAGTATGTTAAGTAATGACTTTACACAGGTTAATGACTTAGGTTATGGTATTGTAACTAATAATAAAGGTCTGGCAGAATGTGTTAGTGTATTCAGTTACTATACATATACCAGTATGTTCAGTGCTAATGGGGGACAGATACGTAGTTTAAATAGCAGTAGTGCTAATGGTGAATATGGTCTAGTAGCCTTAGGATCAGATCCGTTAGAAGTTCCTGATACTGTTAACCTAGCTGATAATTTAATTCAAGTTGCTAAAGTAGTAAAGACTGGTCCATATATTAACTCAGGATTAGAAACAACATTACAATTTTACATAGATAACTTTCAATATGCACCATATAATGTTAGTGTAGTTGAAATTGATCACGGTGGTGAGATAGGTGCTGTTAGATATGAAATGAGTAATGTATCTGTGGCAGAAACTGATGGTAGTGGCAACCCAACTATACTCAAAGTAAACTTAAATACCAGCGGCAATAATGAAAGTTCCACAAGTGGCTTGAAAGCAGACTTAACTGATAATCAAAATGTTATTATCAGATCAGGACAAAACTTACGATTCCTAAATGTTTTAGAGACTAACCCAGTTAGACCAAGTACAGCACTAACATTTGAAGGTGATCCAGACTTAGCAAATGCTCCTGTGTATAGAGTAATAGCATATAATACTACGAGTCCTATCGGTGAGCCGTTAAATCCGCCAGCACCAGCCTTACAAGATGAAGCTATATTAACTACTGATACAACATATAACTACATAGCTTTAGTTATAGATCTTGCAAGAACTGGATTTTCGGATCTATCTAACCCTGGTAAAACTTTAGGTGCCACGGCTGGTGATATACGTATAGCCATTGAACAAATAGCAACCCCCACTACCCTAGCTAGACTTAATACAGGCCAAATGATTACTGCATGGGACGGTAAAATGCATCGTGTTGTAAGCTATACAAGTGCTATAGATAATATTCCATCAACTCCTGTAAATTATGGTATAGTTGAACTAGCTGAACTAGCAACACCAATAAACATTAATACTAGCCCAGTGGCTAGTGGTATACAAAGCCCTCTTACTACTACAGTGACCGATGGAACCGTAAGACTACGTTGTGGATTGGCGGCGGGCGAGCAGGCCAATATTAGAGTAAGAATTAGTACATTAAGAGCTACAGGTCACGACTTTTTAGATATAGGCACTGGTGGTTATAATAGTAGTAACTATCCTACTAAAATATTTGGAAATCCAACACCACCTAGTCAAGCTAGAGAAGTAGAAGAAAGAACCAGTGGTCGTGTATTTTATGTTAGTACAGATCAAAACGGTTTCTTTAGAGTAGGTAGATTCTTTACCGTAGACCAAGGTACTGGTACTGTTAAGTTTGCTGCCAGTATTGCTCTAAGCAATTTAGATGGTTTAGGTTTTAAGAAAGGTACTGAGATTAGTGAATTTAGTGACGATGATAGATTTACAGATGTTGCTAATGATGCAGTACCTACAGAGTTTGCTACTGATGGATATATCAGTTATAGACTAGGACTTACACGTAATAATGGCATTATACCACCTGCGCAAAGAATTGGTCCAGGATATTTACCATTGAATGGAACAATTGGTCCTATAAATGATATTAGTTGGGGTGGATATAAAATAACAAGTTTAGGTGATCCTAATAATTTATCCGATGCAGCTAACAAAGGATATATTGATGATTTAGTTAGTAGCTTTGATAGCTTAAGCAAAAAAATAGATGTAATCACTACTAGTGCTGAAAAAGGAGATGTTTTAGTTAGCTTTGGAAATATTATTGGTAGTGAAATAATTAAAGGATTTGCAAGTGCCAAAGTTGCAGGAGACTTAGAATCAAGCATAACTAGTGGAGCGACAAGTACATTGACCGTGGCTATACCAGCTACTGGATCTATTAATGAAATAACTTTAGTTAATGCTAGTGATTTCCCAGTTGACGGATATGTATTAATAGATGAAGAAGTTTTCTATTACGGTAATAAGACTGGCAATGATCTTCAAATAGTAACTAGGTTAAGTTTAGAAGATAACGACATCAATGCTAAGTTTAACAATGGATTTACAAGACCACACAGTACAGGTGCTACTGTTATTAGTTTAAACAAACTAGAACTAAATCAACAAATTCGTGCAGGATCTATAGTTAATGCTGATGTAAATGTCAATGCCGGTATATTACAAAGCAAATTATCAATGAGGCTAGCTGAAACTTTTCCAGAATCTGATCCTATTAATGGTTGGGCTAAAACTGATAAAGATCAAGAAGATTGTGGATTGTCTAACTTTAGTGATCTTAACTTTGAAGTAGATCGCGGATTTGTTAGAATAAAAAGTAAGGGTATAGCACACAGTGATATAGATAATGTTGCCGCAAGATCAGTACTAGGGAATGAAACTAGCACTGCTAGCTCTCCAACTAGTATACCATTCGCTACAGTGTTTCAAAAAGGTGTTAGAGATAGTTTAACTAATGCTGGTGTAACACCTGCTAAAAGATATGTATGGGGCAGTTTACAATTAGCGGCTGAAGAAGATAGTACTCAAGCTGCTGTAGAATATACTACAAATGCTACAGGTAATACAATAGTTCAAAGAAAAAATAATGGACGTACCCAGCTAACTGGCATAGAAACAGATGGTGAAATACCTGTAATTACATTTAGTGGTAGTGTTAAAACGTCTACTCCTGTTGTATATATGGGTCAATGGACTGCTGGAGATAGTGCTAGTCTACATGCTACCAGTGCTACAAGTGCAAATAATATTAACGGTGGTGTACAAGGTTCATTATTATATCAATCAGCTGCTAATACTACTGCATTACTGGCTCCAGGTACATCAGGTCAAATTCTTAAAACTAATGGAGCTAATAGTAATCCAAGTTGGGCCAATGTTAGTGACCTAAGCGTGGGTACTGCGGCTAGTCTGGCCAATTCTTTAACATTTAGTAATAATGGATCTGGTGCGAGTAGTGGTTCATCATTTAATGGTTCTAGTGCTGTAACCATAAGTTATAATAGTCTAGGAGCTGCTAGTGCAGGACATACTCATACTAGTTTAACAAGTTTAACAGAAATAAGTACAGGTGGATCAAGTATAGCTGGTATTATTACGGGCGCTTGGACTCTAACTAGTGGTAGTAGTTTACAGGCCACCTACGCTGACTTGGCAGAATGGTATACTAGTGATGGAAAATATGAACCAGGTGTAGTATTAATATTTGGTGGTTCTAGAGAAACTACTAGTACAAACATATTTGCTGACACAAGAGTAGCAGGTATAGTGACTACTGACCCTGCTTATACTATGAATAACAAACTTGCTGACCAGCCTAATACAGTATGTATAGCATTACAGGGTAGGGTGCCTTGTCGTGTAATAGGTAGGATAAGAAAAGGAGACCTACTTACTACTAGTGCCACTGCTGGATATGCTATTAAAGCTAGTAGCCCAATAGTAGGATCAATTATAGGTAAAGCTCTTGAAGATAAAGATAGCTTAGGCACAGGTGTTATTGAAGTGGCTGTAGGGAGAATGTAATGACCATAAGAATAGTTAATATTGGACAGGCTGATAAGGGTAACGGGGATCCAATTCGTACAGCATTTGATAAAATTAATAAGAACTTTCAAGACTTAGATAATATTGTAGAAGATTTAACCTTTAATGTTGCTGCCATAAATGGTGCTAACAGTGTAAACGAGTTTGATTTTGGAAAAATACAGCTTAATAATATAACAAGCCCTTTACAATTATTATTTTTAACAAGTACTATAGACTTAGGCTATATTACAGATCCTACTTTAATAGACTATGATGCAGGCAATATAGAGTAAATATTAAAATGGCCAATTTAATACAACTAAGACGAGATTCATCAATTGCTTGGAACAATGTTAATCCTGTTCTAAGTCAAGGTGAACCTGGTTTTGAAATTGATAGTGGTAGGGTAAAAATTGGTGACGGTATTAATACTTGGAGTGATCTTCCTTACATAAAAACTTTAGAATTACCACCTAACGCCGAAGGATACTTAGCCAATGATGGTGATGGCAATATAAGTTGGAATATTATACCAGAACGCTTTAGTGGTGATTATGCAGACCTAACTGGTAAGCCTAACTTCGCCAATGTGGCCACTAGTGGAAATTATAATGATTTAAACAATAAACCATTTATACCAACAGATTTAAGCCAAATAACTGATACTACCGATCAATTAGGCATTGTAAGACAATTTAATTCGATTGCTGAAAGTTTAATTGGTTTTGATTTTGGTACTATAATAGGTACTAATGTAGCAACAAAAATAGAATGGATATTATTATCAATTGATATTGATAATGGAACTATAACTCAACCTGTAAACATTAACCACGATGCAGGTCCAATTGATTTAGGGAGCTAGAAATGGCATTTAAAATAAGACGCGGAACAGATGCAGAACGATTAACAATAACTCCTGCCGAAGGTGAGTTAATTTATACAACAGATACTAAAAAAATATATGTAGGTGATGGTACTACAGTAGGTGGAAAACCAGTTGATAGTGAACTACCTATAAGTGAATTAGGAGATGATCTAATTATATCACCTGATAGATATACAATTATTGGTGATAGAGATAATAATAAGGATGCTAAAATATTATTATGGTCTCAAACATATAACAATAGCTTATTTCAAGGTCCTATAAATTATTTACAATCACATAATAATACTGATAGTAATAATATATCCTTTTATAGAACAAGAGGTACATCACTTGCTCCAACTGTAGTTCAAAACGGAGATAAAATTATTGACATCAATTTACAAGCTTGGGATGGAAACAGTGTAGAAATGGTAGCAAATATTGAAGCCAGTGTCTTTGGTACTGTTAGCGACAATATTGTTCCAGGTCTATTAAGATTTAGAGTACATGATAAAATAACTAGTGGAATTGCAGGATTAGTAACTGTAGCTGAAATGGATAGTGATCTCTATCTAAGAACTAACAAAATAGCCAGTGTAACTGCTAATACCGATTTAAGTATAGAATCTAATGGTACAGGCCGCATTAAGATTAATAACTTAAATTGGCCCACCAGTGATGGAAGTAGCGGCAATTACTTGACAACAAATGGTTCAGGTGAACTACAATGGAGTGCTCCACTTAATTTAACTGGATATGCAACAACAACTTATGTTGATAGTGCTATTAGTAATATCATTGATGGTGCTCCAAACTTACTAAACACACTAAATGAGTTAGCTGCTGCTATAGCTGATGATGCTAATTTTGCAACTACAACTACTACAGCCTTAGGTAATAGAGTAAGATTTGATGATGTACAAACACTAACACCTACACAAAAACTAGTAGCACAGAGTAATATCGGTCTAACTCCATCTGCTCTACAAAGTGATTGGACGCAAAGTGATAATACTGCTAGTGACTTTATTAAGAATAAGCCAACTATTCCTGCTGCTCAAGTGGCCAGTGATTGGAATGCAACTACTGGTGTTTCAGCTATTGCCAACAAACCAACTATACCTAGTTTCTCAGCAGTTGGGCAAGACATACTACCTACTACAGACGTAACATATGACTTAGGTAGTCCAAGTAAAAGATTTAGAGACTTATATCTAAGTGGTAGTACTATTGATTTAGGTGGTAAAACACTGAGTATTAATAACAATACCCTTAGCATAGGTGGTAACAAGTTTGGTGAAAGTGGTAATGTAGTTGGAGTGGCCATTACACAATTGTATAACAACACTGTTTATATTAGATTAGATGTTGGTAGTGCTGCTGAAACTATAGCAAATAATATTATAGCTGGTGATATTCTTAAATTAGATCCGGCTGTAGGTCTTATAACACAACTTACAGTGGTCAGCAATGATGGTGGTGTAGTAGATATAAACAATACAGCATTTAAAGATTACGAAATTACAGTGGCTGAAACAGGCCCATCTGATGCAGCAAATATTTTCTTTGACCTAGTTAAACCAATAGCCACTGATGTAAAACAACTTCAAGACAGTGAAGGGTTACTTGATCGTACCAGTATTAGTTCAGGACCTACAGCTCCTGGTAGTGCTGCTGTGGCCAATAACAACGATGTCAGCATTAACTTTAGCGATGCTGTAGGTACCAAGTTTAAATTCAATCGTGATGGTAAAATTGACTTTCCTGCTGCTCAATATGGATCAAGTGTTAGCACAATGTTTGCTGAATATGGCTTTAGGTTTAGACCAACTTGGAACGGTGTAGGCACTGGTCCTGAATTAGCCATAAGTTGGAATGACGGTATAGAACTAACACCTGTTACCAATGATCATTTCACTGTAGGCAATAAGGCTACTCCTTTCTTTTTACAGGGTACATATACCGATCAAGCAGGTAAATTACCAGGTGACGTATGGGTCGATGGTGGTCGCAACGGTCCAACTAATACTAACGGTATAGTGAATATTGGTCGCGGAAATACTAGTGCTGTTAATATTGGAAAGAGTGGAACTGCTACAACTATTACATTTAATGATGGTACTAGCTTAAGTAGCACTACTGGTTTAGGTGGTGCAAACACTGGTGACTTTACCTTCACTGCTAATACAATAGAAACTGATAATGGTGCAGCAGCAGTAGTTGTTAGTATTAATGGTCCTGACGGTGCTCCTACTCCAGCATTAATACAAAGAAAGTGGAGTTTTGCCACAGATGGTAGCATAAACTTTTTAGATCCATTAATAAACACTGCTGATGCCAGCATAACAACTACCAAGGTAGGTAACTGGGATACTGCTTATGGCTGGGGTGACCATAGCACTGAAGGATATTTAACAGCAGTTCCAGATGATGGATTTGAAGCAAAGAGCACTGCTACAGGTGTAGTTACTCATGATTGTGCTACTAATAAAGTATTTGTTCACAGTTCAATTAGTGCTAACTTTACTGCTAACTTGACCAATTTAAACTTGGCTGCTGGTACGGCCACTAACATTACATTGGTATTAAATCAAGATGCTACTGCTTATATCTGTAACGCATTACAAATAGGCGGTGTAGCACAAACTATAAACTGGCAAGGTAGTAGCAGTGCCCCAACGGGTAATAGTAGTAAGAAAGATGTAATGAGCTTTAGTATATTAAATGTAGCAGGAACTTATACTATATTAGGTCAATTGGTAAGCTTTGGTTAATGTTTAGATTATTTAAATCAGTGAGGGCAAATAGTAGTAGAATGATAAAGCCTACTATAGCAGGATTTATTAGTAATGGCCTAACACTATACTTGGATGCTAACGATAGCGCAAGTTATAGTGGCAGTGGCTCTACTTGGACTGATCTTGCCGGTGGAGATAGTAATATTACTTTGGTAAATTCACCTACATTTACATCTGGCTCACCTTCTTACTTTACATTTAACGGAGTAAACCAATATGGTACAGGCAGCAATGCTAACGTAGTTCCAACTACAACCTATACCAAATCAGTTTGGTTTTATCTAAATAGCTATAATGATAATAACTTAGTTAGTGGCGATGGTCACTTTTTGTTTATGGGCGCAGCCACTAATAGATTATATGCAGGACACGCCAATTGGAGCGCATTGGGCGGTAATTATGTAGAATATCCCAGCACAGCAATTATTAATTTAAACACTTGGTATCATGCCTGCGTTACATTTAGCACTACAAATGGGTTCACTCTATATATTAACGGTGTTCAAGATAGCACATATACAGCGAGAAAGACTGCTCATGCTGGAACAGGAACCGTTAACATTGCCACATTTAACGGAGGTAATACTCTAAACGGTCGTATTAGTAAAGTATGGTGCCACAATAGAGAACTCACTAGCAGTGAAGTAGCACAGAATTTTAATGCACATAGATCATTATATGGGTTATAATAATGTTTAGAAATTTTCGTATCATAGGTGGTTCATTTGGTCGTAGGCCAAAAATATCAGCAGGTATACCCGTGACTAATGCTAATATGTTATTGTATCTTGATGCTAACATTACAAGTAGCTATTCAGGATCTGGATTTAATTGGAATGATATTAGTGGTAATGCTAATAATACTACAGGATATACAGCAGTATCATTTAGCAATGATCAAGAAGGCAAGTATTTTAATTTTAATGGTAGTAGTAGCGTATTCACTACAGATACTGCCAAATATAATACAACATATACGGGTAAGACAGTATTCATAGCTGCTAAGATGACATCAGCGATGACTAATAGCACATTTCGTTGTCTATTTGGTAGTGGTAATGGCCCAAGAAATTTTAACTTTTACCTAAACCGTGACGTCAGTGGAGTATATAAATTACATTATAGTTCAGGTGGCGTAGGTGGATTTAGTAATAATATTTCAGTAACCGTTGGATCTTGGTTTACTGCTGCTGTTACACATACTACTGACGGTGTAGTAACCTACTATTTTAACGGTGGAGCAGCGGGATCCAATAGTGCAACCTTCTTCCAATATCAAAGTAGCACTAATGAACAGATAGGTGCAAGTGATAACTTTTGGCATGGTGGTATAAGTACTGTATTAGTATATGGATCAGCACTATCATCATCACAGATAGTAAGCTGTCATCTCACTGCATCAAATAATGCACCGGCTCATATATCTAATAACAACTTGATCCTACACTATGACCCCAGTAACCCATTAAGTTATCCTGGTAGTGGCACAACAATTAACAATTTGGCCAACTCAAGTCATACTGGAACTATGAGCAACATTACTGCCAGTGCTAATTACTTTACTTACAATGGTACAAGTAGTCAAATAAGTATACCTGATAACAGTGCTTTAGAACCTGGTAGTGGTGCTTGGACTATAGAAGTTTGGGTCAAACAAATTGTAGCAGGTAATGATGTAGTATTAGGTAAGTTTGATAATGGTGGAAATTCACAAAATGTAGGCTATAGTGTAAGAACTACTAGTAATTCTTATTTTGCCCAATATGCTAGTGGTAGTGGCAGTGGATCCACTCTATATCAAAACAGCACAAGTCACTCTGCTACATTAAACACTTGGCGTCAATTAGCCTATGTTTGGAAAAACGGTGAAACTAAAACCTTTGAAACATTTGTTAATGGTACCAGTATAGGTTCAGTAAATCATAGTTTAGCCAGTATATTGAATACTACTACTAACTTATATATAGGCAGTTATAACGGTGGAGAGTATGCACAATGGTTTGACGGACAGATTGGTATAGTGAGAATATATAATACATCATTGACTAGTGCAGAAGTATTACAGAACTATAACGCCAACAAAGCCAAATATGGGCTATGATAAATACTATGGGAGCGAATTATGCCACAAATCACACTACAACAAGTTAACTTAGGTGACTATGCTAATGATGGTACAGGTGATGACCTACGCACAGCATTTGAAAAAGTAAATGCTAACTTTGGCCTAATTCAAGAAGCATTGCCTAGTAGCCTAGCAGAGGATACTAATCCTACTTTAGGTGGTAATTTAAACTTAAACGGTAAGAATTTATATAGCAGTAGCCCTGTCACATTAAATACTAGCAAGTTTACAGTAACAGGTGCCTTACAAGCTACTAGTTTTATTGGTCAGATAACTGATATTAGCAATCATAGCTTAGAAGGATTAAGCGATGTTATATATGATCAACCACCAAGTAGTGGTGACGGTCTTGTATTTAAAGATGGTATATGGCAACCTGGACCTGTAAATGCAGCATTTAGCACATTAGATGGTGGCGCTGCATCAGCAATTTTTATCCTAGATGATGGTGCTATAATCGACGGAGGATATGCTGACAATAGTTTATAATTGGAGGCAGGTTGAAAGTAGCAGTAATAACCAGTTTATCAGGACTTAATTCCACTCTACGTGATCCCAGTAACGCTGGGTTTGAAGGTGTAGACTATTATGCCTATGTAGATAGACTACACGACGTTAAGGTATGGCGACAGCGTCCTATAATAGAATTCAGTAAAGATCCAGTATACGCAGCAAGACGTAATGCTAAACTACCTAAAGTATTAGGGTTTATGATGATACCAGGGTATGATTATTATATTTGGCATGATCATTACTGTGAACTACAAACTGATCCAAAACTAATTATAGAACAAATTGGTGACAATGATATGGGAGTATTCAAACACGCCCGTAGAGATTGTGTATATGAAGAAATACATATTGTAGCATTAAGTAAGTTTGATACTGTGGAAAGTTTAAATGCTATGCACGATGTATTTCGTCGATGTAACTGGCCTGCTCATGCTGGATTATATGAGATGACTAGCTTTATATATCGTAATAGTCCTCGAGTACAGGCTGCTATGTTAAATTGGTGGGATATTATAGTACAAAGTAGTAGTAGAGATCAACTTAGTTTTCCTTTAGCAGCAGGAATGAATGATCTTAAACTACATATATTACCAGGAAGTGCTCAACCATATGGCGGAAACAACGTGTTCATGCCCAGTATACGGAGTAAAGTAGACAGCTAGAATCCTATAAATATACTATAGGATCCTAAAATGCTCAATGTTTGGACACAACTTAGTGGTTATACTTTTGGAACACATCAAGAAAATGTTCCTCTAAACTTGCCTTTACCTTTAAATTCTAATATTACAGGTGTAAAATTTGAGATAATAAGTGGTAAATTACCTGCTGGCCTTAGGTTGGAAAGCAATAGTATAAAAGGCAGTGCCAAAGAAGTTGTTGAACCTAAAACATTTAAGTTTGTTATAAGGGCAAGTAAAAACAATTTAATATCTGATAGAAGCTTTTTTATTACAATAGAAGGTGCTGATGAGCCAGAAATCATAACTCCACCTGATCTTTTACCTGTAGGACCTAATCAAACATTTTTTGTATTAGATAGAACGCCTGTAGAATTTCAAATACAAGCTATAGACTTTGACACAGCAGCAGGTCAAGAACTACGCTATTTTATTAGTAGCGGAGATGGTGAGCTACCACCTGGACTTGAACTAAGCAATAGCGGAAAGATCACTGGGCTAATAGATCCTTTACTCAGTGTGTTTATTAAAGATCGTAATGGTGGATATGATAGTAATAGATTTGATGGATACGGTTTTGATTATGGCATCATCACTGATAATGGATTTGATACCTTTAACTATGATGTTATAACCTTTGATTATTTTGAACCACTACGTGTTCCAAAAAAATTAAACAGAAATTATGAATTCATTATTACAGTGAGTGATGGACACACTACTCCAAAAAAACGAAAATTTAGAATATATGTAGTAGGTGAAGACTTTTTAAAAGCAGATAATACACTTACTAAAGCAGGAACAAACTTTTATCGTGCAGATAATACTGATGTAAGAACACCAATTTGGATTACTCCTGCTAATTTAGGCGTAATAAGAGCCAATAACTATCATATAATTAAACTAGATATTGTTGATATGATAGCATATGGCAGCGTACAATATTATTTAGAACCTAATTTAACACCAAATGATTTAACCAGTCCTAAAAGTCAACTACCACTTGGAATGAAGCTGGATATACGCAGCGGTGAAGTATTTGGTATAATCCCTTATCAATCTGATTATATAAAAACGTATCAATTCACAATTACTGCAACTAGGTTTGGCAGAGTTGAAACTGGTGGCATAAGTAGAACCTTTACCATACAAACATTAGGCGAAGTGGATAGCAATATGACTTGGCTCAGTGATAGTGACTTAGGTATATTAGATGTTAACCTAATAAGTACACTAAAAATTCAAGCAACAACCAGTATAGCAAATGCTAGAATAGATTATAGACTGATCGGTGGAACTTTACCTCCAGGATTAACATTATTGAACAACGGTGAAATCATAGGAAAAATAAACCAATATCCTAATAATACCGCACTAGGCCTAACCACATTTTATGACGTGGTAAATGGACAACGTGTAAGCAACCTAACATTTGATAATAATCAAACCACTGTAGATAAGGTTTATAAGTTTATTGTTAGAGCCACAGATCAGAGTATATACAGTGCTATTGATCAAGAATTTACCTTAGAAATTGGAACCCCAGATAATAAACTTTATAGTAATATATATGTTACTACCTATATGCCACAAACTAAGAGACAATATTTTAGTGACTTTATCAATAATGAAGGTATATTTCCTAAAGATTTAATCTACAGACAAAACGATGTAAACTTTGGAATCAGAAAAGATCTTAGAATGTTGATGTTTGCTGGTATAGAAACTATAGATGCTAGCCAATATATCAGTATGATTGGCCTAAATCACAAAAGAAAACGTTTTAGATTTGGTGATGTAAGGACAGCACAGGCCAAGATTCCAGGAACCAATGATGTTGTATATGAAGTTGTTTATATCCAAATGGTAGATCATCAAGACTTTAAAGATGATAAACTACCTTTAAATTTAACTATAGACGATTTTAACAAAAGAAACCTAGATCTAAAAATTAAATTAAGCAAAGCTAATAATGTTATTAGTACAGATGCTAGTAATTATATTTGGCGCAGTGATGAAGAAGAACTTTTTATTAAGGATAAAGAACCATATAGTAGAAGACCTATAGAACGTATAACAATTGATCGTACTGATTTACAGGTCAGTGACTTTAAATCTAGAAATAGATATCCAAACACATATACTAATTGGCGTAGACGAATCAAAGGTTATACTAGCCCTAATGGTGAGAATGTAGTATATCAACCAAAGTATCTTCCATTATGGATGCGTAGTTTTCAAGATAATAGACAGGAACTAGGATTTGTATTAGCCATGCCATTATGCTATTGCATTGAAGGTGCTGCCAGTGAAATAGCACTAAACATTAAAAACAGTGAGTTTAATTTCAAACTATTAGACTATACTGTAGATAGATATATCATCGATAGTGTAAATGGCTATAGTGAAGACAAATATTTAGTATTTAAAGACAAAGAGGTAGTATTATGAGTAATATAAATTATGCAGTAATAGATGAAAATTTTCCTGTACTAGGTGAGGACAATCCTAGCCAAGGGTTTAGAGATAATTTTTTAGCTATTAAGAATGCTCTAAATGTTGCAAGAACAGAAATTGAAAATTTAGAATCATCAACTGCTCAGGGTGTCACAATAGTTGAGGACAACCTACTGTATAATGACTTTCAGGGCAATGTAATCAGAGATAGCATTATTGATTATTCTGGACAAAGTTATTTTAACGGTCAGCAAAATCTATCAGGATCACAAGTCATAGTCAATCTCCAAAACGGTATGGCACAAAAAATAGGCATTATAGGTAACACTACTTTAAAATTTACTAATTGGCCTGAAACTACTACTCAAGGAAGATTTCAAAAATTAATATTACATGTAGTCTTTAATATTGACTATACTGATCCTAATAAATTTAATTATAGACTAAACTTTGCTACAGAAGTGGGTGGTATTATAAAAGGTGCTAGCCCATTAGAATATGAATTCAATGTACTCACTAATAAATATATTTGGTTTTTGAGACCTAGTATTATTGTAGATCTAAGCGAAAATCTAAATGATTATGAACATGTTTTAGAAGTTTGGAGTTACGATGGAGGGTTAACAGTATTCGTGAACTATATTAATAAATTTATAGGTGTATAATGAATCCATTAGTAGACTTAACCAAATTAACAGATAATCAATTAGAAGATAAAATACAGGAATTAAGTAGAAAGTATTTTATGCCAATGAGTGGAGAACTAAAGTATCAAATTATTCAACTAATTGATTTGCATAAAATGGAATTACAAGAGCGCAGAATGCGAACTTACGAAGAACAATTTAAGAAAAATAGTGATAAAGGACTTGACAATTTAATCAGTGTAAACTAAAATATAGTATGAAAACTGATAAATTTGGTCACTGCATCTACGAAGAACAGGATCTATTAGAGCTTGTTTATCAAAATAAAACTGATCTAATAAAACTAGTTTACACAGATAATAAACTAGAAATTTTAGGCACTGAGACTAAAACTATTGATAATTCATTATATGAAATCAATATCGAAGACTATGATAGTATTTGTCAAAGCGAATGGATAATGCCTGATAAGTATAAAGAAATGGATATAGAAGCTTGGTTGTACAATCAAATTCCCCCTTGGGATGATCGTAACCAAAGACTTAGAGATGAATTGTTTGAGTTTGAAGTAAGGAATATGATGGATTTATTACGTTGGCTCAAGTACTTTGTTGATACAGCAAGAGCTAACAATATAGTTTGGGGTGTAGGTCGAGGAAGCAGTGTAGCCAGTTATGTTTTATACTTAATAGGTATACATAAAATTGATCCAATTAAATATGATTTAGATTGGTGGGAATTTTTAAGATAAGGAGAATACTATGAAAGAAGGTCCAAAAAAAGTTTATAGAAGTATGCAGGGTAGAGAAGTTGATATGGAAAAACTTCGTACTATGAATGAGAACACTGTGGCTGTAGGTAATGCCAAAATGAATGCTCGAGGTGACGAACTTGGTCCAGGTGGCAAAATTGTTCGTCGTAGAGAGGAAATTCAAGATCAATACTACAAAGGAACTAACTAAGAGGCACTTATGATTAAAGGAAAAATTACTCCAATTCGTGATAATGTACTAGTATCCAATATGGATTTTGATAATAGAACTACCAGTACTGGAATTCTTTTATTAAATGATGATGGAAAAACAGAAGGCATTAGACCAAGATGGGGTCGTGTTTGGGCTGTGGGTGATGAACAGCAAGATGTCAAAATTGGTGATTGGGTTCTAGTTGAACACGGCCGTTGGACTCGAGGCATTAATGTTGAAACTGCCAATGGAGAGGAAACTGTAATTCGTCGTATTGATAATGATTGTATTTTGGCTGTAGCTGATGAGCGACCCTCAGAGTTTTAAATGTAATATTTGCCGTAAGGAATATAGCCCTGCCTGTGATTATAGGCAGGGAAGATGCCCACATCATCCAAGTTTTCTTGACAATCATCACTTAAGATTTTATAATTTATTCACTGCTGTTAAAAACTTTTTTAAGAGGTAATTATGCGTGAACTTTGGGTAGAAAAATATAGACCACGTACTCTTTCTGAGTACGTTTTCAGAGATGATCATCAACGTAAACAAGTTGAAACTTGGGTTAAAGATCGTACTATTCCACATCTATTATTCAGTGGTAATGCTGGTATTGGTAAAACTACATTGGCTAAAATCTTATTGAATGAATTAGAAATAAATGATTTAGATATTTTAGAAATCAACGCTAGTCGTGTTAATAGCGTAGATGATGTTCGTGGACGTATTGTTAACTTTGCACAAATGATTCCATTTGGTGATTTTAAGGTTATACTGCTTGATGAGGCTGACTACTTAAGTGTTAACGCACAGGCAGCTCTACGTGGTGTAATGGAGGAATATCATACCACAGCAAGATTTATTTTAACCTGTAATTATCCTAATCGTGTTATTCCTGCTCTACACAGTCGTTGTCAAGGCTTTCATATTGAACGCATAGATCAAACAGAATTTACAGCTAGGGTAGCCACAATTCTTGTTGAAGAAAATATAGAATTTGAACTAGATACTTTAGATACTATAGTAAAGGCTTCATATCCTGACTTGCGAAAATGTATTAACAGTGTACAAATGAATTGTATTAATAATGTATTACTGCCACCAGATACAGATGACAATACTGAATCTGACTATAAAATAGAAATGGTACAATTATTTAAAGCAGGTAAAATCGGTGACGCTCGTAAACTAGTTTGTAGCCAAGCTAGACCAGAGGAAATGGAAGATATCTATCGTTGGCTTTATGATAATATTGAACTATTTGGTGATGATGCTAAACAAGAAAAAGCAATTTTAATTATTAAACAGGGACTTGTTGATCATACACTGGTTAGCGATCCTGAAATTAATCTTGCTGCTACATTGATTAGACTGGCTCATGTTAATGACTGATAAACCAAATAGTGCCAAGGGACGTACAAGTTTTGATGCAGAGTTAGGCACAGGACTTGTAAACTTTTTTAACAAAAATGTAACTCCTTATCCTACTGATGTGGGTGCTCCTGCTTTTGATCTTGTTCCTGTTGAGAAACAAAAAGACATAATGCTTAATGTAGCACGTCTACATGCTCAACAAGAATATCAACGTATTATGGATCTTGTGGCAGTGTTACAAAAACAGGCTGATCAAATCAAGCGTAGATTAGAACTTACTGATGCTGTACATGCTGCCAAGTATCAGTTTCAGATTGCTCATGGGAATACGTATTGGCTCTTGTACGACACAAAAGATCAGTGTACAAGATTAAGTATACTGGGTCCTAACGATTGGAGTAGCGGACCTCCAGTACAATATGAATATATGACTAGGATGAAATGGATGGGCGACTATTCTTGGATAGAAGTAGACGCCCAAAATCAACCTATTAATTAATCACCGTATATCTCTAATACCTCCTTTACGGCTTGATGACGTTCGATATCCTTGGCTTCAAATCTAACGATATCGATGTGTTCTGTTTTTTTGCGATTTCCCAGTAGGTTGCAAAATTCGATCAAACCGTTGTCAGCAAGACGATCTGCTTGTGCCAAATCTCCTGTGACTACCATACGGCTTTGATCTCCCAATCTTGTTAGCAGCATTTTCATTTGATTTGCTGTAGCATTCTGCATCTCATCGGCTATAATCCAGGAACGTTTGAAAGTGCGTCCTCTCATATAGGCCAAGGGGCTGATCTCTATAACTCCTTCACTTAACATTTCTACTATATCTCTTTGACTATAATATTCTCCTAAAACGTCAAATATAGGCTTAGTCCATGGCTCCATCTTTTGATTTAATGTGCCAGGCAAAAAGCCAAGATCTTCATCTACACTAACGGCGGGTCTTGTAACTATGAGCTTGTCTACCTTGCCCTCTTGAAAAAACTTTATTCCAGCTTGAACTGCTAGCAGAGTTTTGCCTGTACCTGCTGGTCCTATGGCAAATAATATACTATTATCTTCATTCTGTAGTTTTTGAATATATGTTTTTTGTGCTTCATTGCGAGGGTAAAGATGTACTCTGCAATTTTTTTGCGGGATGAATGTGGCAAAATCAATCACATTCACATTTGAGGTAAAGCGTTTTTTCACTCTTTTGCTCATCCAGTAACTCCTACTTAGAAAAGTAGGACTTGTAGTACCGCCCGATATCTACAGAGGTCCTACAATTTTATTTAACCTTCTACCTAATTATCATAAGGTTACACTAGAATTTTAACACGATAAATAATATAGTAAATTCTGGGCCCATTATGAAAGATATTTTAGACGTCATTCGCAACGTAGATACCATCTATAACAACAATAGTACTTTGGCTGTGCTTAAAGACTTTGAAAGAGTACTGGATGAAATGGATATCTACGTATATAAAAACTGGTTAGATGGTGAATTACTCAGCGGTCCCAAGATAAGTAGACATTGGGTTAGTGCTGAATTCATGTGGCCAAAGAATAAAATGCCTGATCCAGATGGTGCTAAACGTCTTATGGAAATAGGCTGTAGAGTAAAGTTTACTCGAGATGAACTAATAGAGCCACGTAAAATACGCACTCCAGATGATTTTAGACCAGGTACTAAAAAGGGTAAACTAGACGCACATCCTGTATGGGTTGTAAAAATACTAATGCCTAAAAAATTAGTATTTGATATCTTTAATAGTTACATGGACCGTATCAGAGAAGAACGTAAAGGCGACCAAAAGAAACAACAGCCTACACCAATGGCTCCACCAATGCAACCAGGTATGATGCCAGCTCAACCAGGTATGATGCCAGCTCAACCAGGTATGGCACCAGCAGCACCTATGGCAGCACCAGTAGCAGGAGCACCAATGTAATGCAGATCAATGAAACATTACTGGCAGGTGATCTTAAACTATTAGTCAGCAGCGTAGTTGAAATAGACAGTTATAAAAGTAAAATTGGTGACGATGAAAAAATGGTCGTACTCAGTTTTAATGTAGATGATAAAGAACCTGCAGATGATCTGGCACGTTTTTTAGAACTTGGATTTGATTGGGTAGTGGATGCTGATGCCACTGATGGGCCTATTGATACTGGCAAATATAAAGTATTTGTAGAACTTGAGCGTGACAAACATATTCCAGAGCGTTTGATAGAACTATTAGATGCTGTAAAAAAATTAACTAATATAGAAAATTTTAGATTTAGGTACTATAAAAGTTTTAGAACACAACCAGCAGATGAACAAAATATTAGAAATACTGTACCATTAGATAAGGATGCTTACTCAATAAGTATTAAGGAAAATAGATTAAACAACTTTAGCAATTTTTTTAGTCGTAGTTATGTAGACAATATAGAAGTGTTAGAAGATGATATAACATTCCATAAAATGTTTGCTGAAAGTGTAATTATGCGTATTAAAGACTTTGGTCCAACTAATGAAGTATATCAACGATTAGGTGGACGTATTGACATTGGTACTAGAGCTATTAGTGAAAGTATTTTTTATACAAAATATTTAGGAAATTATAACATAACCAAGGTCAACGATGTTTATGTATTTGAAAATGAAAATCGTGCCCTTGTACTGGAGAGAGCGAGATGAGTTTTACTTTTGACTTTACAAAAGAACAATTAAAACAAATGATACCAGGTAACCCTTACACTGAGTATTGGTACAATGCCTTACATACTATACTACCTGAATATCAAATTAATACCCCACAACGAGTAGCAGCCTTCATTGCTCAATGCGCTCACGAGAGTGGTGGCTTTAAATTTCTCAAAGAAAACTTAAACTATAAAGCAGCTAGTCTACGCAAAGTATTCCCAAAATACTTTACAGATGATGCCACTGCTGCTGCCTATGCTAACAAGCCAGAAAAGATTGCTAATCGTGTATATGCTAATCGTATGGGCAACGGTGATGAGGCTAGTGGAGACGGTTATAGGTATTGTGGCAGAGGACTAATACAACTTACTGGTAAGAACAATTATATTTTCTTTGCTGGAAGTTTGGATATTCCAGTTGAAGAAGCCAGCGAATATTTAGAAACATTTGAAGGTGCTGTACAGAGTGGCTGCTTCTTTTGGGAGATGAACAATCTTAACACTTGGGCTGACCAAGGTGATATACTAACATTAACTAAAAAGATCAACGGTGGTACTATTGGTCTAGCAGATCGTGAAAAGCACTATAAACATGCCTTGCATGTATTCGGAGTAGCATGATGTTAATGTGGCTTGTAGAACATTGGTTACTTAATTTACCTGGTGATTTTTGGATACTATTGGCCATAGTTGGATTTGTAGCATTTTTCTTTGCCAGTGTATTCAGTTATATTCCAGCGCTACGTCCTTATATGATGTTTGTCAAACCCGTTGGTGGACTAGTAATAATAGGCAGCGTTTTTATGTATGGTGGCACTGCTATAAATGATATATGGCAGGATAGGATAGAAACAGCTAGGCTAGAGGCTGAAAAGAAAGATAAAGAGCTAGAAGAAAAAAATATCAAGTTGGCACAGGCTCAACAAAAAGCTGCTGATGACTTAAAAGCTGCTAATGATAAAAGAAACAAAGATATAGGTCAACTTGATGCTGCTCTAAAAGAAGCACTAAAGAAAGGGAATAGCAGTGGAACACCACCTACTCCTCAGGTTGTAATACAAAATCTAAGTGATGAAGAACGTAAAAAATACGAAAATATGAGCGAAGATAAGAAAAAAGAATACGAAGGTCAGATAAATGAATTGTTAGATTCACTTAAGAATTGTCCTATACCAAAAAGAGTAATAGATGAAATTAATCAGGCAGTACAGGCTAAAGGAGCTAAAAAGTGAAAAAAATAACATTAGCTCTAGCATGTTTGATACTGACCAGCTGTGCCAGTATGACACAATATTTGCCCACATGGCGCAAGTTTCCTGAACAAAAAAATACCACATTACTACAACCTTGTCCAGATCTTGAAACTATTCAAGGTGATAAGGTTGCAGTAACAGAACTATTACAATCAATAGTAAAAAATTATGGTTTATACTATGAATGTAGTTTAAAAAATGATCAATGGAAAGAATGGTACGAATTAAATCGTAAGGAATGGCAAACTCATAAATGGAAGGATTAATATGAAAAAGTCAATTTTAGTTCTCGGAACCACATTATTATTGGCCAGCTGTGCTTCTGGTCCAAGCTCATATCAACTTTATGCAGATACCCAGGCTAAAATTGCACAGGCCAATGCTATTGCAGATACAGCAAGATATAATGCACTACTTGAAATAGCCAAGAACGGTGATAGTGCTGCCAAAGTAGCCGCAGTATTAAGTATACAAATGGGACAGGGTGGTGCAGGATCAAGACCACAGCAACAGGTGGCTGCTCCAGAAGATTGGGATACAAAACTTCTTAAATGGGCAGGTGTACTATTACCAAGTGTTACACAAATTTATGGCATACACAGTCAAAGACAAATAGCAGTCACACAAAGTAATAATGCCGCTGCTACTGCTCAAAGCACTAATAATACATTTGCTACTATGAGTACAAATATGGCCAACAGTAATACAAATATTGCTAAGGCTGGTTTTGATGCAGTAGGTGCTGCTAACACTGCTATTACAACCATAGCAAACAGTTCAATGACCTCAGTAACCAATGTGGCTAATAATGGTATTACCGGTGTTACAAGTACATCTAAAGAAGGATTATCGGCAGCTACAAGCATAAGTACAGCAGGTATCACAGGTGTTAATAATGCTGCTAATGCTGGACTTACTGCTACCACTAATTTAGGCACGACTAGTATAAATGGACTTATTACTGCTACTAACAATGCTAACACTACTATAACTAGTCTTGGCACACAGGCTAGTAATAATATTACTACTGTAACTGGCGGATACCGTAGTGCTTTAGATACAGCAATAAGTAAGCTAAGTGGTACGACTACTACAACTACTACTACAACTACCAATACTACCAGCACTAATAATAATGTATGCCCGGTAAGTCAACTTTTAACTAACGGTATATGTCAGTAATATGTTTGAAACTTTACTAAACTTATTTTTAAGTCCTGAACGTAGAGCACGTTATGCTATAGCAGAGTTTGATCGTATTAGACGGGAACTAGGGCAAGCACAGGCTAAGGCACTAGTTCAAATAGAACGGGCCTACGAACGAGATATAAAACGGGCTGAGAAATCTTCTGATCGTGATATGGACTTATTAGCAGCAGAACACAAGTATAACGACCTTAAAGATAGTGTAGAAATAAAGTAAATACATTATTGGGAGCGAATAATGGCAGAGGATAAAAAGTTATTTAAATGGTTAGGACTACTGATATTTTTACCGGTTGGACTAGCAGCATTTGGTGGAGACAGGTTTCGATATCCCTGTCAAGATCCACAAAATTGGGATAAACCAATATGCCAATTACCACAATGCGATGTAACAAGAACTTGCCCAGAACACGTATTTAAAGGTCAAATAGACCCAAGAACTTTAGGAAAAAAAGATGGCAGTCAAATCCCTAATCTCGGTCCTACAACGCCTGTTTGGGGGACGAACACACAAGGAGGTAATTGTGGAAAGTAAAGAACCACTGATTTATACAGAAGAACAATTGATGGCTAGACTCAAATTCTTCATCGGAATTTGTTTGAGTCTGACACTAACTGGTATTGTGTTTGTAGTATTGTATAGTTTGATATTTGTAACACAGCCACTCAACGCTATAAGCCCAATTGATCAAAAGTTTTTTGAATTGATTGTGCCTATTGCTACATTTTTAACAGGTACACTGAGTGGTATAATGCTAGCAGGTAACGATAAGGACTTAAAGGCCAAGGCACTAGAAGCAGCCAACAAGCCTCCACCAGTGAGCCCGCCGCCTACTACAATGAGCACAACTACTACAACATTTAGTGGAGGTGGGTTTGGAGCATCTCCACAGTTTGGTACGCCTCCTGCTTTTGGGGCAATGCCACAACCAGATGCTTGGGGTCAAGTAAGCAATAGCAGTCGAGGTAAACCAATGCCTGGTCAACCTCCATTTCCAGAACTATAAGGAGCGATTATGAAACAATTTTTAACAGCATTTGTATTAGGTCTAGCACTAACTATCCCTGCCTACGCAGCAGATAAGAAGGATGATGCTAAACCAGAAACACGTAAAGTATGTGTTGATGTACAGGGTAAAGATGGTAAGCCAGTAATGGACCCAAAAACTAACAAGCCTAAACAACAATGTAAGGAAGTTAAGGCCCATAAAAAGCACGAAGCTACTAAAATTGAAGATGCTAAAAAAGACGCAAAAAAATAACACAAACTTAATCTAGTAGGTTAAATATTAAGGCTGCTACACACAGCCTTAATTTTTATGAACTACTACGACATATTAGGCGTTAGCCGAGAAGCAACAGCACAAGATATAAAAACAGCCTATCGTAAATTGGCCATGGAACATCACCCAGATAGAGGTGGTGATGAAAGCCACTTCCAAAAAATTAGTCAAGCCTACGATACGTTAGGTGACCCAAATAAACGTAATAGATACGACAGTGAAATCAATGTTAAACAAAACTTTAATGGAAACTTTAGAAGTTTTGAAGATATACACGACGTATTTAATGATATGTTTAGAGGACGGGCAGGGTTTGATTTTGGTCGTAGACATGTAAGAAATAAAAATTTAGATCTTAATATCAAGTGTAAGATTACTCTACTTGATAGTTTTATTGGCAAGGAAATTGAAGCTAGTTATGCTTTACCTTCTGGACGTAAGGAAACAGTGGTAATTAATATACCACCTGGAATTGAAAGTGGACATATACTAAAATTTAAAGGTATGGGTGATGACACATATCCTCAATTGGCTCGTGGGGATTTAAATGTTAGTATCTTGGTAGCAGAGGATTTAAATTTTACTAGAAGAAATAACGACATAACTACTATCATAGAAATTGATGCTATTGAAGCTATGATAGGATGTAATAAACCAGTGGAAACAATAGATGGTCGATTATTAAATATCAAAATTCGTCCAGGAATGACACACGGTGGTGAATATTCATCTAAAGGATTAGGATTCACAAATATTACTACTGGACAACAGGGAGATTTTGTAATTATAATTTACATTAAAATTCCTACAATACACGATGAAAAGATAAAGAAAAAATTATTGGATATAAAAAATGAACTTAATAACCTTTCCAAATGACATACTAAGAGAACAAATGCCTGATTTTGATTTTGAGAATCCCATAATGGATCCAAAACAAATTGAAAAAGAAATGATAGAACTAATGGTTAAAGAAAGAGGTATAGGTCTTAGTGGAAATCAAGTTGGGCTTAGAGCTAGAGTAATTACTATCTTTCCTAGAGACATTAGTTTAGAAACAGGACCATTTGCCATGTTTAACCCAAGGCTACAGGCAGCAAGTGATCAATTATTGGAGTCAATTGAAGGATGTTTGAGCTTTCCTAAAATGCTTATTCCAGTTAAAAGACCAAAAATTGTTGTTGCCGAGTATCTTGACAGCGATGGCAATAATTGTGTAATATCACTACATGACATAGATGCTAAATGTTTTTTACATGAACTAGATCATTTAGATGGTATCTGTTTTACAGATCGTGTAAGTAAACTCAAGCAAAGTATGGCTATGAAAAAATTCGACAAAATAAGGAAAAAATATGGTAGAGCCCAGCGACAATCTTAAAAAAGTTTTTGAACAGGCCATCGAACTAGCTAAAAATTATAAACATGAATACTTAACATTAGAACATTTATTATACTCAATGTTAGGTGAAGAGCATTTTGTTAATACTATACAAACATATGGCGCTGATTCAGAATACATTAAAAAGAATTTAGAGCACTACTTAAAGAATAAACTTGATGATATTATTAAAGAAGAAGCCACTAAACCAAAAAAGACACAGGCAGTAGAACGTGTGCTTAATCGTGCCTTTACACAGGCTCTTTTCAATGGTCGACAAACTATGGAACTAAGTGATGTATTCCTAAGTATTATGAGTGAGAAGCGTAGCTATGCCAGTTATTATATTCAACAGGCTGGGGTAGATAAGAATAAGTTTGCAGATTATCTCAATAGTGAAGTACAAACTGAAGAAGAGGAAGTCACTGATCATCAAGTAGATCGTGCCCTAAAAGCATTTACCACAAATTTGAATGATCTTGTCAAACGTAATAAAGTTGATCCAGTGGTAGGCAGAGTCACTGAACTGGAAAATATTGCCTTAGCCATGGGTCGTCGTAATAAAAATAATGTTATGCTAGTCGGTGATCCAGGTGTTGGCAAAACTGCTATTGCAGAAGGACTGGCTTTTAATATTGAAAAAGGTCATGTACCGGAATTTTTAAAGGATTACAAGGTTTATAGTTTAGATATTAGCAGCATGTTAGCTGGTAGTAAATATCGTGGAGATTTTGAAGAACGTTTTAAACTAGTGCTCAAAGGCCTACAGACCAAGGGTAAAACAATATTGTTTATTGATGAAGCTCATATGATCAGCGGAGCAGGCAGTGCAGGTAATAGTGCTAATGACCTTGCTAACATGATGAAACCTGCTCTAAGCAAGGGTAATATCAAAGTAGTGGCCAGTACAACTTGGGAAGAGTACCGCAAGTACTTTGAAAAAGATCGTGCTCTAATGCGTAGGTTCCAACGTATCACGGTGGATGAACCAACATACGATGTAACTATTCAAATCCTTAAAGGTGTTAAAAAATACTACGAGCAGTTCCATAAAGTTAAAATTACAGATGATGCTATTCAAGCTGCTATAAAACTCAGTGTAAAATATCAAACAGATAAAAAATTACCTGATAAAGCAATTGACCTTATTGATTGCGCCTGTAGTCGTTTCAATCTTAAATTAGATCAGGAACGTATTATTGGTGAACACGAAATTCAATTTGAGCTAAGTCAGGCTATTCAAATGCCTGAAGAACAAATTGCTGAAACAGAGAGCAATAACTTGGCTAATCTTGAAAAGCAAATCAATGATGAAGTATTTGGGCAGAATGATGCTGTTACAGAACTTGTAGATAAAATACTAGTCGCTCGTGCTGGTCTTAAGCCTGAAAACAAGCCTATTGGATCATTTGTTTTTATGGGGCCAACTGGATGTGGTAAAACAGAAACAGCTAAGACTTTGGCCAAACATCTTGGTGTAAAACTTATACGCTTTGATATGAGTGAGTATCAAGAAAAACACAGCGTAAGCAAGTTGATTGGGAGTCCTCCAGGATATGTTGGATTTGAGGAAAACGCAGGTCTACTTATTACTCAATTACAAGAGAATCCATATTGTGTATTATTATTTGACGAAGTAGAAAAGAGTCATCCAGATGTTAGTACAATCCTATTACAGATGATGGACAATGGTTTTGTAACTGGCAGCAATGGTAAGAAAGCAGATTGTAGAAATATTATCCTAATCCTTACTACAAATGCTGGTGCTCAGGCTGCTGAAAAGAATCAAATTGGTTTTGGAAAACAGGAAAAGGACTATGATGATAAGGATCTAAAAAAGTTCTTTGCTCCTGAGTTTAGAAATCGTTTAGATGCTATAATCACATTTACTAAGTTGAATAAGGATACAATGTATAAAGTTGTTGTTAAGTTTATTGATGAACTTAAACGACAAGTATCAGACAAGGGCATTCGCATACGTATTAACGATGCTGCTATAAATCACTTGATTGAAAAGGGGTTTGATAGTAAAATGGGTGCCCGTCCACTACAACGTGTTATAGACAAGGAGATCAAACGTCCTCTAAGTCGTATGATGCTGTTTGGTGAACTTAAGGATGGTGGTTCGGCAGTAATTGGTTTGGAGAATGATCAAATCACCGTGACAAAACGTGTAAGAGCTAGTAAAGTAACTGAAAATGAATCACCTGATATTATTACCCACGAAGAGAACCAATAAACTATTCCTAGACAAATATAGGTACAAAATAGTTCTTGTAACTAAATTTGCGCCTATGTTTAGGAATAAGGATATGGAATCAATTGTTAGTAAAATATTATATTGGAAAAGTGTGGACAAATTTCCTCCCTATATTTGGAGTGGAGAGAAGTCAGACTATGATACATCATTGCTAATAGCAAGAACTTTTCAGACTGCTGGCCACGAATATAAAGTAATGGTCAGTAGTCCTTTTGTAAGTTATTATACAGATAGCTACGATGATTTTTATTCAGTTAGCAAAAATCTTAAAAATCAAATTAAATATATTAGTATCCCTTCTGAAACTACTCCAGTTTTAGAAAAGAATACAATATATCTTAAACGCATTAACTATGACTATAAAGTGACCATTAGTAATCGTATAGATAATAACGAAAGCTTTTTTAATTGGTGTAGGGATAATGACAAAATTCGTATGCCAGAACGCTGTCAACGCCACGTAAAGCGTGGTTATAGGGTAGGCGATAGCTACTTTTATGTTAAAGATGCTAAGAGCTTAAGTATGGTACAGATGTTTATTGGCTCAAATATACAGCGTATAGATCGAGTCGTCAGCGAAAAATAGACATTCCCAATAAACAAACATTGATAAATATTAAGTAAGACTGGCTATGGTTATTAACATAGCATAATAAGGCTTGGTGATATGAAACTATTTGAAATGTTTGGGAATCGGGAAATGCCCATTGAGGACATGTTAAACACTGGTCCCAGTAAAATTATTAAAGATGATCAAGGTAAGTACGAGTTTGATCTAGCAGAAGATCTTGTATTTTTCATGCATCATAATGATGACTTTTATCGTCGTCACTTTTTTCCTATATTAAAAACCTGTAAAGCACAATATGAAAGTGGTGGAGAATTTAGCCACAGAGTATTTAAAAAAGTTATCGAAAAAGCCTACGATGAATATAAAAAAGAGTTTCCAGTAAGAGAACTAGATGATAATTTAGAAGAAGATTTTAAAGAGCAAGTAGCACATCATATTTACGAAACTGAAATACAAAATATTAAGGATGGTTTATATAAATGATCCTTCGTGAACTATTTGCTAGGCCACTTAAGGAAGGTGGTAATATTTGGGACGATGTTGAACCATTTGACCAAAGTCTAGCACCTAGGTTAGAAACAGAATTAGAACGTTACCTACAGGGTACAGGCATCAAACTGTATCGTATAGGTAGTGGAGCAACACCTACACCAGGAGTTATGAGTGGTGATCTTGATGTTATGGCTGATGCAAATGTAGCTGCCAAAGTATTTCAACAACAAGATGCAAAGGGCGTTAGAGTAGAATTAGAAAGATTCCTACAAGGTAAAGGACTTGATACTAAAAAGAGTGGTACACAGGTCCATGTTAAATTACCATTTGGTCGTAGTTTTCATCAGGTAGATATAAAAGTTGTGCCCAATGCACAACAGGTACACAGATACCATGTTCATAGCATACCAAAAGATAGTCCTTATAAAGGTGTACACAAACAGATGGTTATGAATGCTCTCGCTAGCAGTCAAGGTATGTTATGGAGTCCAGATGAAGGTTTATTTGCTAGAGACGATAAAGGTAAAAAAGCTAACCTAATATCAACTGATATGGACGAGATAGCACAGAGATTATTGGGTCCAAGAGCAAGTAGTCAGGATTTAGGCAGTGTAGAAAGTATAATGAATGCATTACCTATAACGCAACGTGAAAAGATTTATAGCTTGGCTAGTAGTGGACAAAGTTGGAAAAGTGCGCCATTAAAAGGTCCAGAGAAGAAGTTCTTCGAAGCAGCAGCACCAACAATAGGTCGCAAGTATCAACATATTGAAGATCTAGTTTTTACTAATGGTGCCAAGGGTGGTCTACATGCTGTAGAACGACTTCGTTATATGAGTACACAAGGTGGTAATATAGAACTTAAGTGGGATGGTAGCCCTGTAGTATATTGGGGCAAACAGGATGGTGAGTTTATGATGATTCCTAAAAATGCTTGGGAATATCTTAAACGTGGCAAAACAGAATTACAAAATGGCATAAGCACCATACCCCGCAGTGCAGAAGAAGTACAAAAGTTCCTAATGGGTACAGGTAAAGCTGATCCTGATCAAATAGCACAACGACGTCAATATGCCAAACAATTGGCCAGCCTTTGGCCCTTCTTTGAACAGGCCAGTCCAGATGATGGATTCCTAGAAGGTGGATTATTATTTTATCCAGGTACTAAACCAGATGGACAAAGTGCCAAACCAATACTTAATCCAAAAACGCAAGAGTATGAGTTCACTCCAAATATTACTACATTCCATATAGGAAAAAATAGTGATCTTGGTCGTAAGATTCGCAATGCCAAAGTTATGGTGGCTGCTACAGGGTTCTATGAAAGTTTGGGCAGCAGCGATGAAGGACGTTATCCAGACCCAGAAAGCTTGAGCACCCCATATACCATAGTGCAGGGTACAACGTATACTGAACAAACTCCACAATTTACAGAAAATAGTTTAGATAGTGTTCAATCATATATACAGGAAAATGCCAATCTAATCAATAACTTCCTAGCTCCTAAGCCTGGACTAAGTAAACCAGGTGATGTATTGTACAAATTTTATAATCAAAACCTACGTATTCCAGGAGTTAAACAAAAATTTATTGATTGGGTCACTGCTAATACCAGTTCAAAACAAGCAGATATGATACTGAAAGATCGTGCTGGTATGGATGCTGTATTAACTGCTGTAGAATTACTAACTAGGGCTAAACTGGAAATGATTCAAAATTTAAGCAGTGGAACACATAATGGTATAAGACAGACCAAGCCAGAAGGATATGTTAGTGCTCATCCTGGTGTAGCATTTCAAAATGACTTACCTGGACAATTTGTCAAAGCAATTGACCAAGCTAATTGGGCTCCAAGGAAAGGCGAATGAGGCTTAGACAATTATTTGAACTTGATCGTACAGGAGAAGGATCAACTGCTGTGGTAGGTTGGGGCAGAGGTATGGGGCATAAGGGTCATATGATGTTGGCCAGTAGTGTTATAACCTATGCTGACAAGATGGGCGGTGATCCATACTTTGTAGTGAGTAGAACTTATGGTCCAGATGATCCCTTACAACCTGAAGAAAAATTGGCCATATACAAAAAGGTATTCCCAGAACAAGGGCATATATTTCAAACTGCTACAGATGAACTACCTGATCTAACAAGAGTATTGACTAATCTTAATCAACAAGGTTATAATAATGTCACAGTGGTTGTTGGTGCTGATCAAAAACAGGCATTTCAATATCTTAAACAATATAACGGTAAACCTAATAAGGCAGGCGACATTCCATTCAAGTTTGATAACTTGGATGTTATAGCCCGTCAAGAAACAGGTGACCCCAGTGCTGGTGAAGAAGGCCCACGTGCTACACCAATGCGTCAAGTATTGACAGATCCCACTAAGAGTGAACAAGAACAATTTGCAGTATGGCGTGATGCTATGAGTCCAGAAATAGATGATGATCAAGTTATGGATCTTATGCGTAAGGCCAAGGAGCGTATGGGACAATTCGCTGCTGCTAAACCAAAAAAGAAGGCTAAAGAAATGAGACTATATGAATTAGAACAGCCCAGTGGTACACTATATATTATATTCAAACTAAACCCAAGAACTAATCTAATACAGGTTATAGGTGACTTTGCTACGTTCCCAGAAGAAGTAGTACAGCGTAGTCAAAATGTAGGCATTAGAGATAAGAAGGGCGGCAAAGGTCGTCCACTTAGAGTGAACTTTGAATTTACCGATGCCAGCAGTGCTCTTGGTGACTTAGAAGATGCTATACGTGATGTGGACTTTATTGGCGGTGAGGCTGCTGAACTTGTATTCCCTCTCAGTTCTCTACGCAGTGACTTTGGTCCAGAACTAAAAGAATTAAAAAGCCTTATAGGTAGTGGTGCTGATGAACGTTTTAAACTGTATAAAGGTAAAGATGCTGGAGTAGAACCAGAAACTAAACCTAAAGGTGTAGATCATTTTATCGTTGGTCTAGATGGTAAACGACGTCGTGCGCCCATACCTGGTAAACCAAATAGCCAAATGGGTGGTCATGCTGTGGCACAACCAGATGTATTTAGGTACAAATTATTGGCCACTGACCTAATGCCTAAACTAAGAGATATGGGCTACAAGTTTGATAATGGTATGATTGTACTTAGAGCAGATCAACGTGATAAATTAAAAAATATGTTAGGTGATAAGTTTGGCCAGGTGTTTGGCTCTAAGGATATATTCAAGCAATGAAGATTAGAGAAATACTGGCCGAGCGTAAACAAGGTAAATTGACTAGACGTCAAAAAGAATCCACACGCGGTGTAAGCATTTATAGTGATGCAGAAAGAGCCAATAGCGACTACGTGGCTTTTAAGTTAGGACAGGCTATGGCCAGTACTGATGGAAAAAGTGTTCCTGACATAGATGCCAAAAGTTGGTTTGGTAAAAAGAAAACCATACATCCTTATACAGAAGTAGAACATGAAATGTTTGTTAAAGCCAGTAAAGCAGTAGGTGCCAAATACAAAGATTTAAACAAAGGTGACATGCGAAGTTTAGAACTTAAAAGCACTAATAAAGTAAGTCCTGTGGCAAAAATTAAACGTAATCAATATGGAGTATAAATGAGACTAAGGGAACTATATGAAACAGCAAGCGGAGGAGCTACCAGTGCTGGTAATGTAGTTACCATAGCCAACCCACATATAACTAATAAAGGCGGAAAACCAAAATTAGTTAAAATAGAAACATTAAAAAATAAAAATGGAACAGCCAAAAATGCACTAGATAGTGATATTAGCTTATTTGGCGGAACAATATTAAAACGATAAATATTACAAATTCGGAGTAACTTATGGATCCTATTATGCAGGGCAGTTTGCCCGCCCCAGAGAATGAAGATGAAGGTAAAATGGCCAAGGCTGACCTTTATAAAACTGCTAGATACGCATTAAAACTATTTAAAATGATGGATGATAATGCCCAACTAGAAGGGTGGATACAAGCTAAAATTACTAAAGCCGCAGACTATATGGCTAGCGTATATCACTATTTAGAATATGAGATGAAGTTCAATGAATATGGACAAAAACTTGAAATGAGTGATATGTACACTACTGAAGAAAAACGTATCCTTAGAAACAGACTAATGGAAGCCAAAGACAAAATGAAAGCCCTTAAAAAGGCCCAGGCTGAAAAGATGAAGAAAAAGGATGAAAAGGTAGATGAGGCCACTGGCTTTACTGCTAAAGATAAACGTAAGGGCAAAGTTGATACCAGTACTAGGAGTCAGTACAGTGTAAAACTTATGCACAAAGATGGTAATAAATCTAAAAACGTACACTATGATGCAGATGAAGGTGAAAGCGAAGGCGAAGTAAGAGATCGTGCAGGTCGTGATCATAAGAGTCAAGGCTACAGCGTAGATAGCATACGTAAGAAAACTAGTGAAAATACTATGGCACAACCAAAGCCCACTAATAAACTATATCCTAAAGGTGGCGTAACTGGTAATGTTCCAAGTCCTCCAGATGGTGCTAGTGCTCCACCTCCAGGTAAAAATGTAAAAACTAGAGAAGGTCAGAAACTATCCAAAAAAGATTATGATGGTGATGGCAAGAAAGAAAGTCCTAAAGATGAAGTTTGGGGCAGTCGTGCTAAGGCAGCAGCCAAATCAGGTAAGCCATTTGAAGAAGGCAAAAAGGCTAAACCAGACTTTTTAGATATGGACAAGGATGGTAATAAAAAAGAGCCAATGAAGAAGGCTGTAAAAGATAAAAAAGTTAGTGAATCAGCCAAGTGTAATCATACAGCCAAAGGTAAAAGTTGTCCAGTACACGGTATGAAAGAATGTAGTATGGAGGAAGCATTTAATCCGTTAAAGCACGTAAAGAATCCAACAAAGGGTGAAAAGGATGCTGCTAAAGATGTTAAGCGTGGCAGTTATAAAGATCGAGCAGCTCTGTTAAAGAGTGCTGAGCGAGATGGTCGTTTAAAAACAGAAGCACAAAATGCTAAACAACAGGCCGCTATTGCCATTGCTAAAAAGAAGAAAGCAGCAGCATAATGACTATTAAAAACTTCATCCAACTAGTTGAGCAGGCTGACATTCCCAATATGCAAATGTTAGGGCAGTTGGGTGATGGCTTTGCTTATATACAATATAATGGTATGGCTGGCGTATTAGATCAACAAAGTAATAAAATGATCTTGATTAGTCAAAAAGTACCCGATGCTTATCAAATAGTCACTGTCGCTGGTGGTAGAGAAATGACTGAATATGTAGGTGCTGATCGAATTGGCCCTGCCACACGGAAGGCACTGGATAGCATTATTCCAAGACAACGTCCACGACCACCTGCCCCTCTACCCGTACAAGAAACTTACGAAAGTAACGATCAGGTTCGTAGTATTGTACAACGTATGATGGAGGATACTCGTGTTCCACAAAAGCCAAGACAGGGTCCACTACGTCCACAAACTGGAGCAGGTAAGCATAAGGACAAAAAGAAAGATCAAAAGCAGGGTAAAGAAAAACATAAAGGTAAAAACTTAGATGAAAATAGTATACCTTTTGCTGGTTTAGGTAAACACAAAATTGGACAGGCTGGACAATTACGTAGTCCAGGACCAACAGGTTATCCCAAGGGCAAACTGGTAGGTGGCGCAGCAGAGAGTAGGTTTGGTCGTGATAGAGATGATCAATTTAGCCTCGGTGGTCGTATGCCACGCACTGATCGTATAGATAGAGACGGTCCAAATGATCAAGACTTTAGTAATAAAATGAAACAACAGACTATTAATCGTTTGTTAGACAAATATCCGAATCTAAAGCCTGCTAGTCTTAAAGGGAAATCATTACCAGAACTTATTCAAATGCTTAGAGAGGCTGTGAAAAAACCTAATGCTACTACTCGTCATTTGAGAGACTATCCAGTAAGTGATAAGGATGTGGCTAAACCTGTTAAGCCTGAGAAGAAGAAGAAGGATGAAAAGAAAGCAGTGGTGGAAGTCACAGGCGACAAAAAGTTTGACGCTATGATGGGCAATATAAAGACATCTACCCCAGTTCCTGTGTCAGGATATGTAGCAGTGACTTATGCTAGCGAAAATAATTCAAATAAAATCAAAGGTGTCACATACAATGGCAAGCCTATGCCAACTTCTATTGACGATCCTGAAGAATTGACTGGTCGAATAGAATTTACACCAGACCGCATCGAACAACATCTTATAGAAATTGGCCAAGACAATGGATGGGATAATATTGATCCCGGGCATGGAAGAGGTTTCTCGGAATTGTTTTTTGATACCAACGCTAATTATACATCAAATACTCAGAGTCTTCTGGCAAAAAATATTGTTAATACAGTAAACCAAATCAACAATTTTTTCAATAACATGAACAATGATTTACAATCTATTGGACTGCCAGGGTATAAGGTTGATGTATGGCAAGAGATATCATCATCAAATGGTCAAAAAATTGGAGATTTAAATCAAATCAAAAAAATTGCTGTTAGTAAAATAATGCAGGCTCCCAATGATGCCGGAGAACAAATTGGTAAAGTAATCCTGCGTGAGTTGCCCAAATGGGAAGCAGATGATGAGCTTGGTTATGATCCTGAAGATTTTGCATGGGCCAGAAAGGTTGCTAAAATTTATATCACTAAAGGAGAGCGTGCTGGGCTGAAGGCACAGGCCCACACAAGGGCAAGAATGAGTCATGTAAGTGACATGATTGATCAATTACTTGGCGACGCCGGAGCAACTAAACTAAGAACTATAAAGGATTTAGATGAACAAGGTATGGAGGAAGGCTCTTCATATGAAACCGATAGTATGGTATCACATATTTCTCAAATAATTACGGACATATATCCACAGGGCGGTGATAAAAATACCTATATGAAACTTGTGGCCAGAAAGCTGCCACGTATTGTTAAAAACGATCCTAAATTATTTAGACGAGCATTTGGTATAGCCTATGATAGATTCTTTCATATAGACCAAGATGATGACGATGACTTTGACTATACAGATTATTCTATGCGTCAGGGTGAATTAGGCAATCCTGATAGAAGTGTAGGAGAAGCACATCCAAATAGCAAAATATACGACAAATGCTGGAGTGGATATAAAAAGGTTCCAGGTAAAAAGCGCGGCGAAGCAGGTTCATGCAAAAAGATGGAAAGCATTAGTGAAGGTATACTGGCCAGTTACGGACTGATGGAAAAAAGCCCACCTGGTTTTAAGGGCACGGTAAAGGCTATGAAAAAACATCCTGAACTAACCAAGGGTAAAACTAAGGATGGTAAGGAAAAGAACCCATGGGCATTGGCCTGGCATATGAAAAACAAAGGCTATAAGAGTCATAAAAAGGCCGATGGATCAGATAAGGATTAAAATATGAGTATGAAAAATCTAATAGCACAGATGGATGCTATTGAACAAGGTAAAAAGTTTATAGCTGAATCAGCAGCTACAGTGGTTGAATACAAAGGCGGTACTGATCAGGAAAAAATCAAAAACTGGCAAGATCATATTAAAAACTTTGATAATTTTCCCAAGGCACAGGATGATGCTAGACAGGCTGCTAAAAAGGCACAACCAGGTGCTAAGTTTTATAAGACTGATGACAAGCCTAAAAAAGAAGGTATGGGCAGTATAGCCCGTGCTCTAATGCAGGATATGGGTATTGAGGAAGAAGGCAATTATCCTTTAGACCAACAACAATATGTACAACGTGGTGATGTTCCAGCAGGTCCTGGTATGAGTGATCCAATGGCTGCACTAAAACACGCTTGGAAATATAGAACAGATCCTCAAGGAAATTTGATTGGTAGCAGAGCTAAGGCTCAATTAGATAATCCTGATCCTGCTACAAGCGGTGACGCTAATATAGGAGGAGCAGCTAATGCAGGAGCAGCACCAGCAGCCGCAGAACCAGATGTAGGTACTCCAGAATTAAACATTGGTCAAGGTGCAACTCCAGCACCAGCACCAACACCAGCAGTTACTAATCCTGCAACAGACCCAAATACTAATCCTGGTAAACCTACAACTGGTAGTGAAATGGACACTCCTGCTCCTGCAGGAATTACTCCAGCTAGTAGTGGTGCAGCAAGTGCTCAACCACCTAATAGAGATACTATGCCATTTGGTAAAGCGTTTGCTGATGCAAAGGCCAAAGGTGAAAAAGTGTTTACATGGAAAGGTAAGCAGTATGCTGTAAAAATGGCAAATGCACCAAAATCAGGAAGTCCAGCAGCGGCACCAGCGGCACCAGTCGCTGCTCCTCTTACACAAGGTCCAGTGGAGTCGGTAGACTTATCTATGATTAGAAAACTAGCTGGACTATAAGAGAATACAAATGAGTACAGAACTTTTAAGAAGATATTTAGATATCATATCAGAAGAAACTGATGATATGCGAGCAGGTATACCTCCAGAACCTGCTAGCTCTCCAACAACAACTACTCCTGCCCCTACAGCAGGTGGTCCATTAAAAGTTCCTAAACAAAATCCTAGTACTGAATGGTTAGATATACAAAAAGTAATACAGGCCCTATATCCAGATGCACTTCCTGAATATGGAGCAGATGGGTATAATGGTCCAGAAACTAAGGCTGCTGTAGAAAAGTTTCAAACAGATAATAAATTAAATGTAGATGGATTAGTAGGTAATCAAACAATAACTGCCCTAAATCAAGCTATAGCAGATAAAAAGATACCATTCAAACCTAGCTCACCTACTGAAATTGCTGCTCCTAATCAACAACCTGGTGATTGGAAGAAGGGTAAAACAACTCCAACTACAACTCCACCAAAACAGGAACCGGCTCAGCAACCATCAACTGCACCATCAACTGCTCCTAATCAAACTGCTAAAGAACCAAATCCAGCCGAAGTGCAGAAGGCTAAGCAAACTGCGGATCAAGTCATTGGTAATATATTAAACACCCCACAGGTTAAAGAAAGTGCGGCTCAGCAATATAGAAGACTGGCAAATATACTACAAGAACTTACCACAGCTAATCATCCTGTAGGAACTATGGTTAAACATTCTAATGGTTTAGATTATCAGTGGAACGGAACTGAATGGCGTAGTGTACATCCTACAGACCCTGCATTAAATAATCGAAGAGCTCCACCTAGAATTATAAATGATTTAAACACTTTGGCTACTAACTCGACTCCCGCTCCTACGGCTAGTGCCAATACTACACCTAACACATCAACTGCACCTTCTAAAAAAACAAAAATGATGGGCTGGGAACCTACTCTAGGCAGACCACCTGAAGCAGGTGAAGTATTTAAGATTCCAAATAATCAACCAAAAAAATACGGAATATTTAGAGGAAAAGATGCATTAACTTGGGATGTGGGCCAAGCTAGATTTACCAGTACTGATCCAGAATTAGACAAATTGCTTAGAAGAACAGAATATCAACAAAATTATCAAAAAGCATTTGCTGATTTTAGACAAGGTGGACGGCTTACTGATAAAATAGTTAAAGGTGGCGATGCTGCTAGAGATATATCTAGAGCAGCAGATAAAGCTAAACCTTTATTGGGTAAAGGTATAAATGTAGGATTAAGAGCCGTAGATTTAGGGTATAGTATTGACAGTGCAATAGATAATTCAAAGTTAGCCAGTAAAAACTTTGGTGCAGGTAATACTTGGACTGGTTGGGCATATAGTGCTGCTGCTCTAGCTAATGCAGCATCGGCTATTGCAGCCATTCATCCTGCTACTAAATTCACTGCTGGTGTTGGTATAGCAGTAGGAGCAGCTGGTTTGGAATTATTGGCTAATTGGTTCGAGGAGAAGGCCAATGAAATAGCACAAAAACCAGATATGAGTTATGCAGAGAAAGTTCAACTAAAACGTGAATATCAGGCTAAAATTGATGCATTGGAAAAGGCACTATCACAGCAGGACTGGAGTGCCGAAGATAAACAAAAATTTTTAGCAGCCATAAACAAACTTAAACAAGATATAGCGCAATTACAATAAACCATATACCTTGACATTAATACTGTACTTGTTTATAATCAGTGTATATTAGAGGACAACTAATGAGCACAAGAATTTACGGACCCGAAGAAAAAGCAAAATTGGAAAAATTGATTAACGAAGGCAGCACTGTTCTTCGTGAAATTGAAGATCTCCAAGAAGGTCTAAAAGAAACCGTTAAAGCAGTAGCCGAAGAACTAAACGTAAAAACCAGTGTTATCAATCGTGCTATCAAAATCGCACATAAGGGTGATTGGAGCAACTACGATAATGATTGGAAAGAAGTAGAAGCAATTTTGGATATTACCAAAAAAATCTAATGCTGACAGCATTTGAGTGGCTCTGTACCATTGTATTACTAGCAGGTGTTGCTCTAACCAGTTTCAATATATTTCCCTTAAACCTTTGGGTATTGTTGATAGGAAATCTTGGTTGGGTAATACTAGGTATAATATGGCGCAAGTGGAGCCTAACAGTAATGCAGATAGTTATTACTTTAATATATGTAGTAGGCATAATTAAAGTATATGTGTAAGGCCCAGTGAGCCATAAGTCACTACAATGGTATTTGTGAGCCCAAAATCACAAGGGAGATTATAATGTATGTAGATGCCTATTTTGATCGGGACAATGATATTGTCAAGGTTGTGGAACGTGACCGCAAGGGTCAACGTGTTTTTAAAGAATATCCTGCAAAGTTCGTATTTTACTCGGACGATGCCAAAGGAAAATATACCAGTATATATGGAACCCCAGTAAGTAGAACTATTTGTAAAACACAAAAGGACTTCCACAAAGAACTAAAAATTAATTCAAATAAACGTATCTATGAAGCAGATATTAATCAAGTGTTTGTCTGCCTCAGTGATCAATATCTCAATGCAGATGCGCCAAAACTCAATGTAGCATTTTTTGACATTGAAGTAGACTTTGATCCAGAACGTGGATATGCTAGCCCAGACGATGCCTTTATGCCAATAACTGCCATCAGTGTACACTTACAATGGCTTGATACACTAGTAACTCTAGCTATTCCACCTAAAGGCCTAAATATTAAAGAGGCAGAAAAGTTAGTCAAAGACTTTCCTAATACACACCTCTTTGATAATGAAGCTGATATGTTGGATACTTTTTTAAACTTGATTGAAGATGCTGATGTACTAACAGGATGGAACAGTGAAGGATATGATATCCCATACACTGTAAATCGTGTGACCAAAGTATTAAGTAAGGATGATACAAGACGCTTTTGTTTATGGAACCACTATCCCAAACGTAGAGAATATGAAAAGTTTGGAAAAACTGCTACAACCTATGACCTAGTTGGTCGAGTACATCTTGATAGTTTAGAACTTTATCGCAGATATACTTATGAAGAAAGACATACTTATAGACTAGATGCTATTGGTGAGATGGAAGTAGGTGAACGTAAGACAGTATATGAAGGTACACTGGATCAACTTTATAATACTGACTTTGCCAAGTTTATTGAATACAATCGTCAAGACTGTGCTCTATTAGACAAGTTAGATAAAAAGTTAAGGTTTATTGACCTAGCCAATACACTGGCTCATGAAAATACTGTACTACTACAAACTACAATGGGTGCTGTGGCAGTCACAGAACAGGCCATTATCAATGAAGCACATCGTAGAGGACTAGTAGTTCCCAATCGTACTAGAAAGGCTGAGCGTGATGATGGCAGTGCTGCTGGTGCTTATGTGGCTCATCCCAAAGAAGGTATACACGATTGGATAGGCAGTGTAGACATTAACAGTCTATACCCCAGTGCCATTCGTGCTCTTAACATGGGCCCAGAAACTATTATAGGTCAACTACGCCAAACGATGACTGATGCTTATATGAACGAGCAAATGGCCAAGGGTAAAAGCTTTGCTGGATCATGGGAAGGTCGTTTTGGCAGTATGGAATACGAAGCAGTAATGAATAAAGAGATAGGTACCGAAATTATTATTGACTGGGAAGAAGGTGGTCACGACATAGTAAGTGCTGCTGAAGCATATAAGTTAATCTTTGATAGCAATCAACCATGGATGTTAAGTGCTAACGGTACAATCTTTACTTATGAAAAAGAAGGCGTGATTCCAGGATTACTTGAACGTTGGTACAAAGAACGTAAGGAAATGCAGGCCAAACTTAAGGAGGCTATAAATGCTGGAAATAAAATTGAGGAAGAATACTGGGATAAACGACAGTTGGTTAAAAAGATTAACCTTAACAGTCTTTATGGCGCTATTCTTAATCCTGGGTGTAGGTTTTTTGATAAGCGTATTGGGCAAAGTACTACCCTTAGTGGCAGGCAAATTACCAAGCACATGGCTGCTAAGATAAATGAAGTGATCACTGGAGAATATGACCACGTTGGTCGTAGCATAATTTATGGTGATACTGACAGTGCCTACTTCAGTGCTTATCGCACACTGAAAAAGGATATTGATAAAGGTATCATACCTTGGACCAAAGAAACTGTTATACAATTGTATGATGGTGTAGCGGATGTAGTGAATACTTCATTCCCAGACTTTATGATGCAGGCCTTTCACTGCCCAAAATCAAGGGGCAGTGTAATTAAGGCAGGACGTGAACTAGTGGCCAGTAAGGGTTTATTCATTACCAAAAAACGCTATAGTGTACTGTACTATGACAAAGAAGGTAAACGACAGGATATAGAAGGTAAGCCTGGCAAGATCAAGGCCATGGGACTGGATCTTAAAAGATCTGATACTCCAGAATTCATACAGGACTTTTTAAGTCAAGTATTAGAGATGGTACTTACTGGACACGATGAAACTAGTGTATTAGACTATATAAGTGAGTTTAGGCTAAACTTTAAACTACGACCAGGTTGGGAAAAGGGTAGCCCACGTCGTGCTAATAACATTACTGAATATGAGGCTAAAGAAAAGAAATTAGGTAAGGCCAATATGCCAGGACACGTTAGAGCTGCTATTAACTGGAATACTCTTAAACGTATGAATGGTGACAAATATTCAATGAATATCGTTGATGGTATGAAAGTAGTAGTATGTAAGCTAAAACCTAATCCATTAAATTATACCAGCGTAGCATATCCTGTAGATGAATTAAGATTGCCACAATGGTTTAAGGAGTTACCTTTTGACCATGCTGCCATGGAAGACACCATTATAGATAGTAAATTAGAAAATCTTATCGGTGTTCTAAAATGGAAGATTATAAACACGCAGGAATCGAACACATTCAATCAACTATTTGAATTTGAAGCTTGACAAATAACATTTTTCTAAATATAATTAACGAAGGAGATAATGATGATTAAAGACATTTTAACAGATATTGTAACACATACTCATAGTTTAGGATTTTTGCCCTTAGTAAAAATTACAGGTGAAGGTACAGATACTACTATTGAAAGTATGGCAGAAGATCGTAGCGTAATTTTAACAGCTAAAACACATAACCCAGTAGGTGATTTTCAAGGTATATTTGGTATGCCTAACTTGGATAAACTTAATTTACTGTTAAAGAATCCAGAATATAAAGAAAATGCCAGTATTGATGTAGTTGTTAGCAACCGTAATGGAGAAGATATTCCTACAGGCCTACACTTTGAAAATGAAGATAGAGACTATATTAATGACTATAGGTTTATGAGTACACAGATCATTAATGAAAAACTAAAAAGTGTAAAGTTTAAAGGATCAAGTTGGGATATTGAATTTACACCTAGCCTAAGTAGTACACAACGCCTTAAGCTACAGGCACAAGTTCATAATGAAGAAACTATTTTCCAAGTTAAAGTGGAGAATAAAGACCTTGTAGTAAGCTTTGGAGATGCTAGTACTCACGCAGGTAGTTTTGTTTTTCAACCTAAGGTCACAGGTAAACTTAAGCAAGAATGGAGTTGGCCAGTACAACAGGTTCTTAGTATCCTAAACTTAGACGGTGACATGACTATGAAAATCAGTGATCAAGGTGCTATGATGATTACTGTAGATAGTGGTATTGCCGAATACAACTATATCTTACCAGCACAGAGCAAATGATGGATCCTGTAATTAAAGAACAAGTAATCATGTTAAAATCTAAAATATCTGACATCAATCAGATATTATTGGATCTACACAAACAAA